ATTGAAAATTTATCGGTTTCTTTATTAGGATGAAGTAACAGACTCCTGACATAGCTACCACCATTCTAAAGAGGCTTTGAACAAGAATAGAGATACAGCAGCACTGAAATCAAGAAGTTGTGCAAAAAATAAAAATATTGATTTGTGTCACAGTTGCTGCTTTTTATTATTGAATTTTTATCAATTTCACTACAGATAAATAAATTGACATAGTGTGTAACCCCTGTAAATATAAAGGGCACTTTATCTGCTAAAGCCAACCAATTTAAAAATAGAGGGTGGGAGCATGGAAGTTATCTACATAGTAGAACCAATCATTTCCACAAGCACTAACAAGTTGATAGCAGTGGAAGTGTTGAGCAGATTTTATTCCAACGAGGGGGCTATTCTTTCTACTCAGAAAGTATTAGGTATGTTTACAAGCAAGATGAAGATTAACTTGCTAAAATCTCAACTTAACACAATAATCAAATATAAGTGTTTTTTTGAATGCCATAATATATTATGCTCTATCAATGTAGATTATGATACCTGTTTATATATATATGGCAATAAACAAATTCAAGAACTACTAATAAACAATAAATTTATAGCGATTGAGATATCAGAAAACTATCCTGATTTAAGCGATGAGGATTACGTCATATCCTTTCTACTGACTTTGACAGATAATGTTTGGCTTGATGATTTTGGAAGTGGTAACGCCACCATGAAAGCATTAATTAAAAATAAATACCATGCAATAAAACTTGATAAGTCATTTTTTCAAGAGCATATGATTAAGCCTCATTTTGATGTCATTATTAGCAATTTAAAAAAGTTATGTCCGAATATCATCGCTGAAGGCGTCGAAAACATTGATTGTCATAAGTTATCAAAAGGGATAGGGCTATGGGGCGCTCAGGGATATTTTTTCCCATCAATTCCGCTGACGGAGATTGAGTCCATAGATAGTAAGTGGCTATCAGATTTATGAGATGCAGAGAGTTAGGATATTGATATGAACATCTAAGCACCTCATTACTGTGCTTAAAAGATGTTATCCTTACCTGTTAATTTACCTTGAGGAACTTTAGTGAGCTCCATCCGATAAAATGCTTTTATCATATTTACAAATGGCTCATATGGTGAATATTCGTTGTCTTGTTTAGTAACGGTGTCTGTCATTGTCCTGATGTAGTCTGCGCTTACCACGTTGTTGTATTCTGTTGCGAAGCAGCATAACAACGTCAGAACATGCTCTGTCGTTATTTCGCTCCAGTTGATGTTGAAAAACTCATCGCCTTTTTTATCGTGTTCGGAATCGAAGATGCTTTGGTGGAGGATGTATTTGCCGGATTCCTTGCGCGGTAACTTGATCGCTTTCTGGCGTTCCAACTCCTTGTAAATCTGCATTGCTTCAATTAGTACCGGCCTGCCGTTCATGAAGGGATCGCGCAACCTTACACGCTGGCCAACTCGACCGGTAATAAAGCTGTTTTCCTCTTCCACCAGCACGATAAAACCCTTTTCCTCTTTTTCTCGCAATTCGCGCAGCAGCTGGAGTTCCATATCGCGGCGGCGTTCAGGGTAGCTGGTCCGCTCAGCCATTATCAGCTCGTTGTTGATCCATGCAGCAGTCATTGACGCCGGTTTGCCGACGCTCATCGAAACAACGCATATTTTCTTATCCATAGCGCCCCTACAAAAAAGAAAAGCCACCAGCGGCGGCTTAGCAATACAACTGAAGGTAGCGCCCGGTACTCAGACTGTGCCGTCCATGGAATATTTGAAAAGGGATCCATCCGTACCGGGCTTGATGTGATTTTGGCAGAAGTAATTTGTCAGATGTCAATTTTTTTATCTGTAAAAATGCTATAAACCAATATTTCTATTATTTTTTATATGGTTGCAGTAGTAGAGTCTGGGCTATTCCTGCGTCCGGTCTTGATGACCACAAATCACGGAGATTGATTAATGAAAAATCGTAGTTTCAACATCATCGCTTCTATTGCTATGGCTCTAATGTTAACAGGGTGTAACCAGTCAGAGATTGATAAACTCTCACTTATCGGTGAAGACAAGAGTTATCTTGAAGAACAGGACGAAGCCACTTTTGAAAAACGGACTCCAGACATAGAACTTTTTGCATTATACGATAAATCGTCACCTGACGCTCAGGAACCACATACCACAGGAATGTTGATTAATGGCAAGGTTGAGTTGAGCATGACAACAAAAGTTGGCAAATATACCTTTATGCAATTAGATGAAATGCTTACAAAAGAGTATGGGAAACCTGTTGCGACGAAGGACCATATCTTTGATAAGGCTGCAATCTCTGGTTTGGACTGCATTGAAACTAAAACCTGTGGTGCTGGTAAGTATTATGAAGTATTCCGAGGAAAGGATCGGTTTGTATTATTGATTAATGGAGCTGGTTATTTGTACGAAAAAGAAGGGGTTGCATTGCTTACTATCACGGACAAACAATTAAAAGTTGCTCGTCTGGAAGAGGACAAAAAACATTAACAAACAGGGGCATACGCGCCCCAATATTTTAAAAATAATAAATATATTAGTGCATGATATTTGCCATCTCATAGGCGTCAGCCAGCAACTCCATCTCTGACTTGTTCAGCAGGGTGAATTCTTTCTTGCCTCCAACCACACCATCGGCATGAACAGGGACCAGCCAGGGGTATTTTTCTCTTACTTCAGCCGGTGCTGCATGCTGGTGGTGCCATCTACAAAGGGGCAATTGCTTTTTGTGACAACCCGGCGCGGTACGACCGGAGATATGGTGCAGAGACACCTCTTCAGATATTACTCCATGCATGTAGCAGGCAATGCAGGGGAGAGTGCCAAGAGCATTGGCGATGGTCCGTTCCTCCGCCGTCGGTGTTCGCCCCTTCAAGCCACGAGATTTTATTTTTACCGCACTTTTCCGCGTTTTGCTGGCTGGTGGGCGCTCTTTCTGTTTAGCGATACGGCGGTCGATAGAATCCCGCATTTTCTGATATTGCGATTCTCGCCAGGCGGGGTCAGCCAACTTTTCCCGTTGCCGAGCGATCGCTCGTTCTCTGGCTGCCTTCTGCCACTCGCGGCGCTGTTCAAGTTTTTGTTCGATTGTTTTCATATGGCAAAAAAAAGGCGGCCTAATGGCCGCCAATGATGTCAAGGAGTGAAGTAATGGCAACGTCTTCGTAGTTGACAAAAACTGCGACTCAATTATAGCAACCAATTAGAGCAATTAAAGTTGTTTATTTATCGCGAATCACATTTTTTCACTTCAGTACCTGTGTGCTATACTCCTTCTTGATTGATTGGATGCGGAATACAAACCCGCTCTTTTGTGCAGCCTGGCTCCTTGCCAGGCTTTTTTTTATTTCATCATGGAAGCTGTTAACGCTTTGGACCTTGCTGAACTGATTGAGAGGGCTTTGTCAACGTGCCCCAAAAATTCGCCAAACTCAGACATCACTTTAGCAAAACCGCGCCGTGCTTCTTCCTCGGTGGCATTCATCACGAAATGTTCAGCACCACGCATACTTTTGACAGGGAACGCAACGGATATTGAATCAATATCAGGCATTCTATCGCTCAGCTTTACAGTGACAATGACGGCTGGCGACTGAATATTAGTGCTTACAGACAGCACTACATATTTTCCGTCGATTTTGAAATCCTTTCTCATATGTCACCATAAATATCAAAGAATTAGAGCAATCATTTACGCGTTAATGGCTAATCGCCATCTTCCAGCAGGCGCACCATTGCCCCCGTTTCACTATCCAGGTTACGAATGTAGTTCATGACAATATTTACGTTGGTCCAGCCGCCAGCTTGCATGATCTCCGGTATAGAAACTCCGGCGCGGGCCATATCTCGCGCGGCACCGACACGGGCACTATGTCCAGACCAGGCCAGGTATCGCTGACCAGAGTCATCTTTTGCCCCGTAAATCAATCGGTGAGTTGCTTCAAAAATCCCTTCCAGGGCGCGAGTTGATAGCTGGCTGGTGGATGATGGCGCGGCAACACCATTTTTTCTGACGCGGCAAAACAGGTAGTTATTCGGATCATCAGCTACACCAGAGACAGAAATCCATCGCTCAACCAGTTTAGTTACCCCCAGGCTAAGTGCCTTCTCTACACCAGCGGTGCTAACCAGCGTTTTCGTTCTGCCAATATGGATTAACATTCTCCCACCGTCAGTACGTGAGATATCTTTAACCCTGATCCTGGAAATTTCGGCTATACGTAACAGGGTGTTATAAGCAATCCCCAGAAATGCCAGATTACGTATATCCTGGCAGCGATCGCTATTTTCCATGAGTGAACGAACCTGGTCGAAATCAGTGCGTTCGAACGCCAGTGCCTGTTTTGCACGTTCACCGGCATCAACGTTTTCTTTTCGGATCCGTCGCATGACCAGTGAAACAGCATTGCTGTCACTTGGTCGTGGCAGACCGGACCGACGATGAAGCATATTTAGCTGGCCCAAATGTTGCTGGATAGTTTTCACTGCCAGACCGCGCGCCTGAAGATATAGAAGATAATCGCGAACATCTTCAGGTTCTGCGGGAAACCACTTCCGGTTATTCAACTTGCACCATGCCGCCCACGACCGGCAAACGGACAGAAGCATTTTCCAGGTATGCTCAGAAAACGCCTGGCGATCCCTGAACATGTCCATCAGGTTCTTGCGAACCTCATCACTCGTTGCATCGACCGGTAATGCAGGCAAATTTTGGTGTACGGTCAGTAAATTGGACATTTAACACTCAGATGATGGTTTTAAGTAAAGTGTACAGGATCGGCTCTGCCTTTACCTGTTTATGGTTCTCGTCATAGAAACGCCAGCGACCGCGCGTGCGTTCTATTTTCTCTTCACCGCGCGATAATGACAGTTGGCAACTATCACGATCAAACCCTTTTGCCCGCCAGTAACCACGGTTTTTCTCAAGCTCAAGATGAGTGGACACTTTAGCAGTTGAATATCCCATTTTTCACCTCTGATTGATTGGTGGTGCTAAGTGCGCTACGCGAAATCTGTAGGACTAACACCGCCAACTTTGCACAGATTTTACGTAGCGCAACCTTGATCAAATGATCAAGTGATCACTATTTGACCTGCTAAGGTATTGAACTGTATGGATTTACAGGTAAATTGATCATATTCAATAACCCTTATTATAACTTCGTATAATGTATGCTATACGAAGTTATCAGGTCCGAAGAGGAGTTTACGTCCAGCTGTGCACAAAAATCAATAATTATTAGAGCAATAAATTTAGAGAGAAAAATCCCACTCCACCAGCTAAAAACTGGATTGTTTTTCATAGTTGTTTGACAATTGCTCTAATAAATTATAGTTTTGCCGACGTTACGTAATACGACTTTGGATTCACTATTTAATGTGTCTTCAGCGTTGTAGAGCGGCTCAGAAGGAAATGAGCAAACAGGGAAACCTTATACAACGGCATTACAGCTATGCATTGCTCATCTTACACACAGCGCAATGTTGTTAGATTACCCCAGCATGGATCATGGGTGAAACAGTAGGTCAGAGCTTCAGGCTCTGTGTTGTCAATACAGTGAGGCATAATTATGGCTTTCATTCAACCAACCATCGACGACGTTAGACATTGCTCTAACGCTTTATCTGTAGACCCTGCCGAAACCGACGCTGCCCGCGCCATTGCTGAACACTACTCAAAGATATCCAATCAGGAGTACCGCATCACCCAAGACGACCTGGATGACCTCACTGACACAATCGAATATCTCATGGCAACTAACCAGTTGGACTCACAATAAATGCACTAATAAATCTATTATTTTTGTTTGATCCCTCTATAATATAGGTCAGTAATGACCGGTTTTCTCAGCCGGGCGTTATTGACCATGTCAATTCTGGAGGAGGATCAATGATAAATTATGTCTACGGCGAACAACTGTACCAGGAGTTCGTCAGCTTCAGGGATCTCTTTCTAAAAAAAGCTGTTGCACGCGCCCAACACGTTGATACAGCCAGCGACGGTCGTCCTGTACGCCCGGTTGTCGTTCTACCGTTCAAAGAAACTGACAGCATTCAGGCTGAAATTGATAAATGGACTTTAATGGCGCGGGAACTGGAACAGTACCCAGACCTCAATATCCCAAAGACTATTTTATATCCAGTGCCTAACATCCTTCGCGGTGTGCGTAAGGTTACAACTTATCAGACAGAGGCTGTGAACAGCGTCAACATGACCGCTGGCCGCATTATTCATCTGATTGATAAGGACATTCGCATCCAAAAAAGCGCGGGGATCAATGAGCACAGTGCGAAATACATAGAGAACCTGGAAGCAACAAAAGAGCTAATGAAGCAGTACCCGGAGGATGAAAAATTCCGTATGCGCGTACACGGCTTTAGCGAAACAATGCTGCGCGTCCACTACATTTCCAGTAGCCCTAACTACAATGATGGTAAATCAGTTAGTTACCATGTGCCACTGTGTGGCGTGTTTATCTGCGATGAAACTCTCCGTGATGGAATTATCATCAACGGTGAATTCGAAAAAGCAAAATTTAGCCTTTATGACTCCATAGAACCGATCATCTGCGACCGCTGGCCGCAAGCAAAAATATATCGCCTGGCAGATATTGAAAATGTAAAAAAACAAATTGCCATCACTCGCGAAGAGAAAAAGGTTAAGTCAGCCGCATCAGTTACGCGCAGCCGTAAAACCAAGAAGGGGCAGCCAGTAAACGACAACCCCGAAAGCGCGCAATAAATTATGCCCGGCATCAACCGGGCATTCTTCCATTATTCAGCCGCCACCGGTTTTAACAAGCCAGCATCGAGCAGTTTACGCGTCAACCACTGCTGGCCTTTACCCGTTAATTGAGGCGTCAACCGTATCTGGTAGCCATCTTCATCATCCAGCACCACTTCTTTCACCGTGAAATACCCCGCGTTGATGTACTGCTGGAACGGCACATTTTTACGTCCACCGGACGCTATCAGGATGCCGTTCTCCCGTAACCAGGCAAACAGCGCGTTTTGCTTAAGTCCAACAACCTTTGCAAAATTCCCAATCAGGATCCCTTTAGCTACTGATACCCGGTCGGCAAAATCGACTTTAGGAGCGGCGGCCACCAGCTGCTGATTTAGCTGGTGGGCTTTCTGTTCCAGAAGCTGCTTTTGTTCAGCCAGTTCGGCAGCCAGGCGTAGGGCTTCTGGTAATGTTTGGGGGATTGCAACCGGTTGCTGTTCTTTTTGTCGGAAGTAGCTGTCTTCCAGTTTTTCAAAGAATGCCCATGCCTGATCGGTTTCGATCATTTTAGCGTGGCGGGCTGCGCCGCGTTCCGTCCAGAGGATGAGTGAGCGGGCTTTAGGAGAGATAGGATTTTGTGAGTTACTTAAAGTCACTCGCAAATTGTTCAAATCATCTCCAATAACTTTATAGAAATGCTTGCCTTCACAAAAACGTTCAGCATTACGGGAAAAGTTCTTCTTGATGTTATCCGCATCTGTCCCATACCCCTTAGCAAGGATCTTAGTTGTCACTACACGCACTCCCAGCCATTCCAGAACGGGAATTTCATCAGACTGATTCTGAACAACCACCAGCTCCGATTCCTGAACTGAAGGTGCATGAGTTTTTTCTGATTTAACGTTAGTTGCTTTCATTCTGTGTGCCTCCTTGCGTGTTTCGGCTGCGACGGTTGCGTAATTCAGATGCCCCTGTTCGAGCAGGTATTCGCGGATATCAGACAACAGAATGCGGTGAACAGCGTTCTTGTCCTTTCTCCGGTAAAGTTGTTTGGTGATCATGAAGTAGTTGGCAATAACGCCCGGTATATCCCTGGTACTGATACAGGATGTGTGCTGTTCAATTGCCTCAATCATTTCTTCACGGGTGACTAATGACGTTCTCATAGTCCCTCCTGAGCAGAAGCGTTAACAGGGAGGCACCAGTAACTGAGAGAGTTGCGCGAATCAGTGGAAAAGCGGGCAGAGAAAATGCAGGGAGCGTCAGGAAGCTGAGAACGGGCCTCATCTTCTGTCGGTGCAATAACGAAGTGATAGTGACGTTTCTGGCAGGAATAGAAGCGCCAGATGAATTCAGGATGAGTTGGGGTAGGGACAGTAGCCATAATGGCAGCCTCCTTTGACTAAGTTAAGGAGCTACCGCGTGAGGTCTCAATCTCAATGGCGGTAGCACTGACTGGGTTGAGACTACCGGCGTCAAAGGGAACCGGCCTGCCTTTCGGCAGCCCAGCCAGCACTACCATTGATTTCGGAGCTAAACGCTACGTATGGCTGTGCGATGGCATGACACAAAAAAAGACGCTTTCGGCGTCTGTGTCGCCTTTGACATTATCCGGGGTCTCAATCCCGGCACCCGTTTTAATGAGGTGCCTGATAAGCATAAACCGAAAATGCCTCAAGGCGCAAGAGGTCAGGTTCAATGTAACATCGGTAGTTAAAAAACACAATTTATTAGAGCAAATATTCATTCATTAAGCCATGCCAGAGCTTCATCAACCTGCGCTTCGTCTTCGACGCTAAGCACTTCATCCTGGGGAACATAATCCGCCAGCATAGCGAAACAATATGTATCCCAATGGTCTGGTGAGTGCAGGTTGAGTTTTTTCTTCATATCCTCCTTACTCATCACCTTCCATTGACCTGCGGAGTTAATCCCTACAGGGATTTTCGACGCTTCCTCAATAGTTTCATTACCCTTATCCAGTCTCATACGACCAGATTTTACGGCCTCTGCGGCTTGAACGTTGGCATAAGCACGTTTATCAAAGTACAGGCTCTTATCTTCACGGCTATGCATCTTTTTACCCCAGCGTATGCGCTGTACGGTAATACCATAATACTCGTACATCAGATCCGCCGTTGCTTTACCCAGGCCATCGCCGTCTATCGCTATGGTGATATTTGGGAATCGCTCAGGATTACATTCTGCGAAAATTTTGGCGGCAAGCTGCGTTTCTGTAACGTCTGTGTATTCCAGCATTCGATAGTTGATTACACGGCGTTTATTTCGCTGGCCGGACACCATCATGATATTGATAACGGACTTATCCCGTCCTGTACCACCAGCAACGTCCACACATGCAAGCCAGCCCCATCCTTTGGCAATCTTGACTTTCCGCCGCGTCGCACGTTCAACCTCATCACGTCCAAGAAGGAAGCCGTCCTGTGATTTAGGGAATAGCCCGCGTACCTTAATCATGTACATAGGGTTATCACGCCCGCCGTACTCCGCCAGCTTCATTTTGATAAATGCTGGCGTTACCAGCGGTGATTCCTCACTGTTAAGCGTGATCGCCGTATAAACGCCATCAGGGTTACCAGGACGCTTGGCCAGTTTATGGTGAGTATCGTAGAAATAGCCGCTTGGGCGTGTAGGCTGTGACAGTAATAAGATGCGGTTATCCTGTCCGGTAAGAGCACCAGTGATGATACCGAAAGCTCTATCACTGACACCGGAGGCTTCATCGATAATATACAGAAGATGATCTGCGTGTTCACCGGCGAGAGCTTCTTCACTTCCCAGACGAAAGCCCTTCGGTACTACAGTCCATACACCTTTACCAGTAACCTCATAGAAAGCGGTTTCTGTCAGAACAAAATAATCAGCAAGCCATGGAAAACGGCTGGTGGCAGTAGCCCAGTTTATCTTGATGTACTTGAATATACCGGTCATTACCTGCTGAATTTTGTTCGCAACGATAATGGCGCGGGCACCGGGATACATGATTATGAACAACATGATCATGATAGAAGTCATGTCTGATTTCCCGGTACCGTGACCAGACGAAACAGATGTCTTGCTACCCTGTTCCTGCACAGACTCAATAATCAGATCCTGCTGCCAGGTAGGTGTTTTGCCGAACAAAACATCAGCGGCCGCAATCCAGTCATAACGATATAGCGCCACCAGCTCGCGCCAACGTGGATCCGTTACGCAACTTCTGGCCATTAATCATCATCCCCGTATAGCTTGCGGGTAACTTCTTCGTCTTCCTCCTCGTCTTCGTCCAGGTCTTGTTCCAGCCATGGGTCGTTTGATACACCTTCAGTATCAACATCTCCATAACCGCCTGTATCAACAATATCGGCGATTTCTTCCCTACGCTGCTCAATCCACAATGCGGCATCGGCGCGGCGGTTGGCGGCCCGTTCTCGCGCAACTTTGTCCAGATCTTCAAGAGAAGGGCCACCGACGGCTGTTTGCCTTTCCTCATCATCGGTATTGGTCTTAGGAGCACGCAGATCGGCTTTGATTTGCTCCAGCATCAGGGGCGGTACTTTCCCTCCATGCGCCTCGATGAATTCAGCTGCCTCCAGCACTGACCAGTTGTTTTCACGCTTTCGTTCGTATGCCAGCTTAACAATGCCAGCTTGCCCCATAGACAAAGCGTGCTTTTCCGCCTCCCGGCTTTCTTTTCGATAGTTATTCCGGATGCTGTAAATGGTGTTGATCAGGCTGCTTATCTGCGCGGAACAGCTGTTTAGCATGCTCGCGATACGGTATTCAGGCGGAGTACCTTCATCATCGTCTTTTTGCTGATCGCGCATTTCCTGCACCAGGCGAATACACGTATCCCTGGCGTTCTCCAGCATAAGGAGATGAGAAAGAGACTTTTCCAGAAGAGTGGTTTCCAGAACATCAGCTCCGGAACGACGCAACATAGCGCGCGCGGCCTTCCGCGCTTCAACGTTATCTATCAGGTAATCGCCAGCTTCGAATTCAAAGCGTTCACCATCATCATCCAGGGTGTCGCGTTCCAGGCGATCACGTAAGGTCCGGTGGGCGCGGGTGATCACGTCATGATCATCTGAACGATCATTTATGCGCTTATTTTGGCGCTTCGCGTTCTCGACTGCGGCACTGACAACAGCATTAACTCTTTGTTTTTCTGCCATTTCAGCCGCAATATGATCACCTGCATGTTGATCATTAGAGTGATCAATGATCATGCTTTTTAGTGGCTTCCTGACTGGCTTATTTGGCTTGCGGCTGTCCACAGTCCTGGTGTCTTCTTTGAAGGCACGGAGATAACGACGTGCGGTATTAGGGTTAAGATTAAACTCGGCGGCATACTGTGCGATGGTGTAACCACCATCTCGCGCCAGGCGAGCAAAATTCTTCTTGTGATCGTCCCAGGTCACTTATGCTTCCTTTCGTAAAAACTCTTTTTGACGCGAGGGTAACGAAAGTCACATGTCAAAAGGCCCGGAACGGGCAAGCAATCAATCAGATACGTGCGGATGTGGCATTACCGTAATGACGGTGCTGACGGGCCACCTTATTGAAAAGTTGACGCGCCATTACCCAAGGCTGGTGCTCCCGGCGTTCCTTTTCGTCCTGCGTCATATAGAGTTCGTTCTGGAGTTTTTCATCAAACCGGCGCGGAGCGCGGCTACGGCGAAAGAATTCAGGATTCAGAGAGTGGATCTGAAATCTACGTGGGCGTGTACTGTCATCAATCAAAACAGACGAATACTTAGACACAGCGATAGCTTTTAAGCGCAGATAAACATCGCGCTTATCGACATCCAGATGCGGGTATTCCTTTTCAAGAATTGCTGCGAGTTCTTTCGCTGATAGAAGAGATTTAGTGCGGATCATGTAATCCGCAATCTCGTACGATGTTATTCGTGAGTGATTTATTTCCATGAAGTGGCGTCCCTGCCAGTTAAGTAACATCCTGTCACCTACTGATTAGCCCATGTCAACTAATCAACGTGGAATATAATACACTCGATTAATGAAATAGCAATACATTAGAGCAATTTTATCTAACACTCGACGAGTGACTTGTGATAGCGCCGACTCCAAGCGCGTAATCAAAGAACAATCGTTGATGCATCGCCAGCCTACCGTGCGTCTTCTCCCAATTATCGCGGTCACGCTCAATATCACGCTGGCATGACTGGCACAGAGGAATTGCGTAAATGTCATGCGCGCATAATCGACTATGACGAACGATATAAGGCGTAATGTGAGCGCCAGCTCCCGCCGCTCCACACCCACAGCATGGACGGGAAGCAACAAAGTCCATGTACTCAGGTAATTTTAGCGATTGCAGTTTTGGTATTTTGAAATGCGCCATGCCAGGGTCGGAGTCAACATCCACAGGGCATACTTTTGCACGCATCGGCGCGGCGCGTTCTTCCATCATCTGAACATATGCTGTAGCGCGATCGTCATACGGGCGAATATCCGCCTCTTTCAGAGGTCCGCTATCCTGCGTTGCGGCTTTCATCTTATTTATTGATATACGGCAAACTTCTTCCGGCATCAGGTGCATCATGTTGCGCATGAAAGCCCACCAGCACAGTTCCTGAATACTTAAATCATGGCCATCTGAAAGCCCCATTTCCTGACGGGCGACATCCAGTATCCAGTTAACGCGATTATTATGCAGCGTTTCTTTCAGCTCATTAAAACCACGCATCCGGTAATGGTTATCGTGATGCCAGCACAACAACACCGCGCTCTTGTCTCGTTCAGCGTGGACAATATGGTTGTCACACCAACTACGATCTGCGGCCTGGCATTGCCCCTCTTTCCTGCGCAACCACGCCACCAGCGCGTCAATTCCACCAATACGGCGAAACAGTTCATCGCTGTTAAAAAACGGCTGCAACGCCTCATTTGTTGCCATAGTTTGCTCGGAAAAAACGAGGCCGTCGTCCATGTGCTCGATTAACTCACGCGGCACCGGCTCCATAATAAATTTACGGCCAGCCTCCACCAGCTTTCTGACTTCCTGATCCACTTTGAATGTGGCGACGCCAAGCTCTTTTTGTACAAAGGGAGTAATTACGGCTTTCACATCACACCTTTCATCACTGATTGGGCTTTATCTGCTGCCCGGCATTCTCTGTTTAAGCACAACCATTTCCTGACGGCATAACACAGCAATAGCGGTCCTGACACCAACTTGCTTACCAACCAGGTATTGCTTTACCTCGCGGCGACTCACGCCATCAAGAAGCATCTTTAACGCTTCACGGGACAATTTGTTGTATTTGCGTGCCATTAATCTACTCCGCAGAACCATACAATCTACGTAACGTGTCGGCGACAGAAGATACAGATATCTCGCCAGTCGCAGCGCCTACAGTAAGGTCTGCCAGTTCAGGTGAATCAAATACCTGCACCCCGTTACGGCGTAGAAATAGCAGCGCACTGTTTAGCGCGGTACGCTTATTGGCATCATTGAATATATGCCCTCTCGCTGTAGCCACCAGGTAGGTGGCGGAGACTTCGAAAAGGTCGGTGATCTCTTCGTAGGCAACTCTGGCCTGAACTCTCCCGATAATGGCCTCTGCCCTACCCGGATCTGACATTCCCGGCAGGCCGCCGTAGCGGTTTATATTCGCATCATGAAGCGCAATAAGTTCTTCCGGTGATATATGCCTCATTATCGGTTAACCAGTTCCTTGTTGGTGGAGTCCAGGGTGTCAAACAGGGATGCAAATTCAGCATCCAGCGCCGCTTTTTTGTAGGCTTCGAAAGTAGCCTTGCTGACAATTACTGCTGGCTCACGGCCTCTGCGGGTGATTTCAACCTCTTCCCCGGCCTCAACATTGTTGAGCACTTCAGAAAGGTTGCCGCGCGCGGTACGGAAGTTAATGGATTGCATAAACACCTCGTGTACTTGTTATGTGTACACAATTATAAACTTCACAGGCATAAAGCGCCAGCACTTTGCGGCTTAACAAAACTCTAGGCAGGTCATTCATAGCCTAATGTCCGAACTGTTAAAGCCACCAAGTTGTTGTAGAATCACATCCAATTACATAAGCCTGAAATAAGTGGATGAAAATGACAAGTATTCAACAACGTGCAGAGCTTCATCGTCAAATCTGGCAAATTGCTAACGATGTCAGGGGTTCGGTCGATGGATGGGATTTTAAGCAATACGTTCTGGGCGCACTTTTCTACCGTTTTATCAGCGAAAATTTTTCCAGCTATATTGAAGCCGGTGATGACAGTATCTGTTATGCGAAACTGGATGACAGCGTAATTACTGATGACATTAAAGACGATGCCATCAAAACTAAAGGCTACTTCATCTACCCCAGTCAGCTTTTCTGCAACGTAGCTGCGAAAGCAAATACCAATGACAGACTGAATGCAGATTTAAACAGTATCTTCGTTGCTATCGAAAGTTCTGCTTACGGTTATCCTTCAGAAGCTGACATCAAAGGTTTGTTTGCTGATTTCGATACCACCAGTAACCGCCTGGGTAACACCGTTAAAGATAAAAATGCCCGCCTGGCTGCGGTTCTGAAAGGGGTTGAAGGGTTAAAACTTGGTGACTTCAACGAACATCAGATTGACCTGTTCGGTGATGCCTATGAGTTCCTGATCTCTAACTATGCGGCAAATGCCGGTAAGTCAGGCGGCGAGTTCTTTACACCGCAGCACGTTTCTAAGCTGATTGCACAACTGGCTATGCACGGGCAGACCCACGTTAACAAAATCTACGACCCGGCAGCAGGCTCCGGTTCGCTGTTGTTGCAGGCTAAAAAACAGTTTGATGACCATATCATCGAAGAAGGTTTTTTTGGTCAGGAAATCAACCATACGACCTATAACCTGGCGCGTATGAACATGTTTTTGCACAACATCAACTACGACAAGTTTGATATCAAGCTGGGCAATACGCTGACTGAGCCGCACTTCAGAGATGAAAAACCGTTTGATGCCATCGTTTCTAACCCGCCGTATTCGGTGAAATGGATTGGCAGCGATGACCCGACGCTGATTAACGATGAACGTTTTGCCCCGGCTGGCGTTCTGGCCCCCAAATCCAAAGCTGACTTTGCGTTTGTATTACATGCGCTGAACTATCTTTCTGCCAAAGGTCGTGCTGCGATTGTCTGCTTCCCGGGCATTTTTTACCGTGGCGGCGCAGAGCAGAAAATCCGTCAGTATCTGGTCGATAATAACTATGTCGAAACCGTAATTTCACTGGCACCGAACCTGTTCTTTGGCACCACCATTGCCGTAAACATTCTGGTTCTGTCTAAACATAAAACGGATACCAACGTTCAGTTTATTGACGCCAGCGAACTGTTCAAAAAAGAGACTAACAACAATATCCTGACCGATGCCCATATCGAACAGATTATGCAGGTATTTGCCAGCAAGGAAGATGTTGCTCATCTGGCGAAATCTGTCGCGTTCGAAGCCGTTGTCGCGAATAACTATAACCTGTCGGTGAGCAGCTATGTAGAATCGAAAGATAACCGCGAAATTATCGATATTGCTGAGCTGAATGCGGAACTGAAAACCACGGTCAGCAAAATCAACCAGTTGCGTAAAGATATTGATGCGATTGTGGCTGAAATTGAGGGCTGCGAGGTGCAGAAATGAGCGAGTTAAGTTATCTGGAAAAATTGCTGGATGGGGTTGAGGTTGAGTGGAAACCCTTGAAGGATGTTTGTGATTTTAAAAATGGATTTGCATTTAAAAGCAGCTTATTTAAAGAAACTGGGTTACCGATAGTTAGAATCACAAATATAGATGGATTTAATGTTGACTTAGATGAGGTGAAATACTTTTCACTAAATGATTACAAGGAAGATTTATCCTCCTTTGAGGTATCTATGGGAAATATATTGATTGCAATGTCAGGTGCCACTACAGGAAAAGTGGGAATTTATAAAAAAGGAACAAAATGTTATCTTAACCAACGGGTTGGGAAATTCATACCCAAAGAAAATATTCTAAACAATAATTATTTATACCATTTTTTATTGTTAAATACAGAGACTATTTATATCCTCGCCGGGGGCGGAGCACAACCGAATCTAAGCTCAAATGCATTGATGTCAAAACTACTCATCCCAATTCCCTGCCCGGATAATCCGGAAAAATCCCTTGCCATCCAGTCTGAAATCGTTCGAATTCTGGATAAATTTACTGCACTTACCGCTGAGCTTACCGCTGAGCTTAACATGCGTAAAAAACAGTACAACTACTATCGCGACCAGTTGTTGAGTTTTAAAGAGGGTGAGGTTGAGTGGAAGACTTTGGGGGAAATTGGGAATTTTACCCGAGGTAAACGTTTTGTTAAAACAGATATGCTTTCTGAAGGTTATCCATGTATTCATTATGGAGAAATGTATACTTATTACAACGTATGGACAAATAAAACAAAGTCATTTGTTAGCCAAGAACTGGCAAGTAAATTAAGAGTTTCAGAGTATGGTGATGTGATAATTGTTGCTGCCGGGGAAACAATTGAAGATATAGGAAAAGGAACAGCCTGGTTGGGTAAATCAAATGTTGTTTTTCATGATGCTTGCTTTTCATACAGATGCTTACTAAACCCTAAATATATTGCATACTTTACTCGAACAAAAATATTCCATGATCAAATAAAAAAACACATATCTTCAGGAAAGATATCCGCAATTAACGCAAATGGGTTATCCAAGGTAAAAATACCTATGCTTTCAGCGAAGGAACAAGCTCGCATTGTCGAAATACTCGATAAATTCGACACCCTGACCAACTCCATCACCGAAGGTCTCCCGCGTGAAATTGAGTTGCGCCAGAAACAATACGAATACTACCGTGATTTACTGTTCAGTTTCCCGAAACCTGAAACTGTCAGTAATTAATTGACCATTGCTACCGATCGGGCCACCTTAACACCCGGTCAGTATATAGACTATTTTTTACGCGCCGGAAGTCACTCTTAACGCCCTTCCGGCTCTTGCCAGGCGGCACAAAGGATGCGCTATGACTCATCAAACACACACCATTGCTGAATCCAATAACTTTATCGTCCTTGATAAGTACATCAAAGCTGAGCAAACAAGCGACAGCTACCAGAGCGAATCGGACCTGGAACGTGAACTGATTCAGGACCTGCGGAATCAGGGTTATGAATTTATTTCCGTAAAATCACAGTCGGCAATGCTGTCTAATGTTCGGGAACAGCTTCAGAGCCTCAATGGTGTGATGTTTAATGACAGCGAGTGGCGGCGCTTCACGGAGCAGTATCTGGACAACCCCAGCGATGGTATTCTGGATAAAACCCGTAAAATCCATATCGACTATATCTGCGACTTTATTTTTGACGACGGGCGACTTGAGAACATCTATTTGATAGATAAAAAGAATCTCATGCGCAATAAGGTGCAGATTATCCAGCAGTTTGAACAGACGGGTTCTCATGCTAACCGTTATGACGTCACGATCCTGGTTAATGGTTTACCGCTGGTGCAAATCGAACTAAAAAAACGCGGGGTGGCGATTCGTGAGGCTTTCAACCAGATACATCGTTACAGTAAAGAGAGTTTTAACAGCGAAAATTCCCTGTTTAAGTATCTGCAACTGTTTGTCATTTCTAACGGCACCGATACCCGTTATTTTGCCAACACGACAAAGCGCGATAAAAACAGTTTTGACTTCACCATGAATTGGGCGAAATCAGACAACACGCTGATTAAAGACCTCAAAGACTTTACCGCTACCTTTTTCCAGAAACATACTCTGCTGAATGTTCTGGTGAACTACAGCGTTTTTGACAGTAGTCAGACGCTACTGGTGATGCGACCGTACCAGATTGCCGCCACCGAGCGCATTCTGTGGAAAATTAAGAGTTCCTTTACAGCGAAGAACTGGTCAAAACCGGAAAGCGGTGGGTATATCTGGCACACTACCGGTTCTGGTAAAACCCTCACCAGCTTTAAAGCCGCGCGTCTGGCAACAGAGCTGGACTTTATTGATAAAGTCTTCTTTGTGGTCGACAGGAAAGACCTCGATTACCAGACCATGAAGGAATATCAGCGTTTTTCGCCAGACAGCGTCAACGGCTCGGAAAATACCGCAGGCCTTAAACGAAATCTGGATAAGGACGATAACAAAATTATCGTCACTACTATTCAGAAACTCAATAACCTGATGAAAGCAGAAAGCGACCTGCCTGTATATAATCAGCAAGTGGTGTTTATATTTGATGAATGCCACCGCAGCCAGTTTGGAGAAGCGCAGAAAAACCTGAAGAAGAAATTCAAACGCTATTATCAGTTTGGTTTTACCGGCACCCCTATTTTCCCGGAAAACGCCTTAGGCTCAGAAACAACCGCCAGCGTATTTGGTCGTGAATTGCATTCGTATGTAATTACCGATGCGATTCGTGACGAAAAAGTGCTCAAATTCAAGGTGGACTACAACGATGTGCGACCACAGTTTAAGTCTTTAGAGACAGAAACTGACGAGAAAAAACTAAGTGCGGCTGAAAATCAGCAGGCGTTTCTTCATCCCATGCGTATTCAGGAAATCACGCAATATATTCTGAATAATTTCCGCCAGAAAACCCACCGTACCTTCCCTGGCTCAAAAGGTTTTAATGCTATGTTGGCAGTGAGCAGCGTGGATGCCGCGAAAGCCTATTATGCGACGTTTAAACGGTTACAAGAAGAAGCCGCTAATAAATCGGCTACCTATAAACCGCTGCGTATTGCGACAATCTTCTCCTTTGCCGCCAATGAAGAACAAAATGCCATTGGTGAAATTTCCGATGAAACTTTTGATACCAGCGCAATGGACAGCAGTGCTAAAGAGTTTCTGGACGCTGCAATTCGTGAATATAACAGCCATTTTAAAACTAACTTTAGCACCGACAGTAACGGTTTTCAGAACTACTATCGTGATTTAGCCCAACGGGTTAAAAATCAGGATATCGATCTGTTAATTGTCGTGGGAATGTTTTTAACCGGCTTCGATGCTCCAACATTAAACACGCTATTCGTCGATAAAAACTTGCGTTTTCACGGCCTGATGCAGGCATTCTCCCGCACCAACCGCATTTATGACTCGACTAAAACCTTCGGTAATATCGTCACGTTCCGGGATCTGGAACGCTCAACCATTGATGCCATAACGCTGTTTGGTGACAAAAATACCAAAAATGTGGTTTTAGAAAAGAGTTATGCAGAGTATATGGAAGGCTTTACTGATGCTGCCACTGGTGAAGCTAAACGCGGCTTCATGACAGTAGTTTCAGAACTGGAACAACGGTTCCCTGACCCTACCAGTATTGAAAGTGAAAAAGAGAAGAAAGACTTCGTTAAACTGTTTGGCGAATACCTGCGTGCCGAGAACATCCTGCAAAACTATGATGAATTTGCCACGCTAAAAGCCCTGCAACAAATCGATCTTAGCGATCCTGTTGCGGTAGAAAAATTCAAAGCAGAACATTATGTGGATGATGAAAAGTTCGCTGAATTGCAAACAATTCGTCTCCCTGCTGAACGCAAGATTCAGGATTATCGTTCTGCCTATAACGATATTCGCGACTGGCAGCGCCGTGAGAAAGAAGCTGAGAAAAAAGAGAAATCAACCACTGACTGGGATGACGTGGTTTTTGAGGTCGATTTGCTGAAGTCTCAGGAAATAAACCTGGATTATATCCTTGGACTGATTTTCGAACACAACAGACAAAATAAAGGCAAGGGCGAAATGATCGAAGAGGTCAAGCGCTTAATTCGTTCAAGCCTGGGGAACCGGGCGAAAGAGGGCCTGGTGGTCGATTTTATTCAGCAAACGAACCTGGATGATTTACCAGACAAAGCCAGTATCATTGAGGCATTCTTTACGTTTGCTCAACGCGAACAGCAACGTGAAGCAGAAGCATTGATCAAAGAAGAAAATCTCAATGAAGATGCAGCAAAACGCTATATTCGCACGTCTTTAAAACGCGAATACGCCACCGAAAATGGCACAGAATTAAACGAAACATTACCAAAACTTAGTCCGTTGAATCCGCAATATAAAACGAAAAAACAGGCAGTTTTCCAGAAAATCGTCTCGTTTATTGAGAAGTTTAAAGGCGTAGGCGGAAAAATATAGCCCAATTCGTGTTTTTCTTGCGGGTTCTTAATTAAACCCGCAAGAGCTCGTGGGGTTCCAAATGGCTAATATACTCCCCTTACCCATGCGCGACGATGCCGCCAAAAGTGATAGAGAACAGCCAGAAATAGATCGCGGCCATAATGATTTTGAATGCCGTGTTCATATTTTCAGCTCCTGTGATTGATTGGATACATGCCGCGCCTTGCGGCATGTTTTTATTTTCACTTTCTCTGTTTTAAAAATCAAGATTTATTAGAGCAATTATTGTTGATGAAGAAGCGCATTTTCGTACTCTCTGACCATTAACGTAAGCACGCCGTGATGCCTGAAAACACGCGCTACTTCAATCTTATCTTCCAGCGCGAACGCAATTTTACTTAGACCAATTTTCTTAAGGAGATCAATCTTTGCTGGACCATCATTTCTGTCATCGGTGGCAGGACGCATAGATAGCAAAGGCTCAGCCCCATTTGTTACGTGCTTACGCAACCAGGCTCGTGTTTTATCCCTGGCTATCTCACAGCGCCCGGTTACAAACCAGAGCGTGTAAATGCTGGACAACTGGCGCACCATATCAATAACTGGAGTGATGGGAGCATCAGTGTCACAGGCAAGGTTAAACTCGTTCCAGTGCTCTGTTAATGCACCTTTGCCAGGTGGTGGAAGTAAATGCAACCTGTCTTCCGTTGCCTCTGATATCGTCCCATCAATATCTACTATGACGATGTACGGACGTTCCTGGTGTGCGTGTTTATTGTAAATACTCAAATGCCCTCCTCATTGGACGAAAAAAAATGCTGGTGGGCGCACTCCACCAGCATTAAAAGTGACACTGTAACCATCAGCGAACGTAAATAGTGCCGCCGTTCTCTTTTTCCCATGCATCGCTACGTGCATAGCAAACATCGAGAAGTCTTCTTGCCGCAGTTTCCTCTAAACCCAATTCGACAACCAACTGCTCATGACGGCGGGTAACCACATCAAACAGGGTATGCAGCCCTTTAGTTGCCAGATCATCAATGAATTCCGGTTCGAACGGTAGCTCTGCATCTGCCAACATAACCTCTTGCGCCCACTCGACACGGCGGACCAGTTCCGGGCGGCGGCTTTCCATCTCTTTACAGATCAATTCATGGAAGAACTCTACCCAACCTTCCGGCTGGAACTCGCGGAAAATGGCTAGCGGCTGGAAGTTAGGCATCAACCATTCGTTGATTCGGATATCAATGGCATAGCCCATGTCACAGCAGAACTGATAAGCAAAGTCCAGCTTAGAAACGATATAAGGGCGCTCGTTATTGAACTCTTTAGGCGATGAGATCCCATAAGCCAGGAGGCGCGGGAAGAAGGATATTTGCCCTAACGTTGGATGGAGTTTACTTGCAGGGAAACGGCGCTCAGTAATGCCATACATTTCCTTCTTGAGCGTCGCAAATTTGGCATTCTCATTAACCAGCGCGGTAACCTCTGCTTTTTTATTAGCAAATGCCACGCGCGCCTCGCTTGCATCTTTAATAGTTTTTTTGAGCTGTTGGTTAAGGTCGGCGACCTGCTTACGCAGTTCCTGTCGCTCGCTTTTAGCTTTGTTATAGCGTTTCTCAAGGTTAAAAGGATCAAGTTTCATGATCTCTTTATATTGAGATTTTAGCGTTGAAATCTGTGAGTTCCGCAGTTCAACCATCGCGGTCATTTCATTGAGTTTTGTTTCCAGCTCAATGCTTATACGTTCGGCATTATCAGCACGCTGGTTGGCGTCATGCGTCGCATCGTCGATCGCGTCCTGTTGCTGGCGTTTCAAATGTTCAATTTGCAGCTGAAGCTCTTCAATTTCTTTACCCTTCAGACCGAGATCCAACTGCATATTTTCAGCTGCATCTACCAGGGAGTTATGGCTATCAGCTTCTGCGTTATAAACATCAATAAGCTGTGCGTGAAGCATCTCCGCTGACTGAACCGCATTATCAAAAAAACGTGCTGTGAGGTCATCACAACTAACGCGGCGTTGCGCGGCCCGGATGTTCTGGATAATGGCCGGGATACCGGCATTCAGGACATCAGGGATAGATACATTTTCGATTGATTGGTTTTGTGCTGAAGTGCTCATTTCAAAGTTCCGTATTAGCTTGTGCTTCGGTCATTTTTCCTAAGTATGAAGGAGGAAGGACTACGCAATTTGTATCCAGTCCCTCACCTATGGCAGCCTGTAAAATTCTGGCTAAGGTGAGTCTCTTGTTGCGATACCTGGTGATGACATGCCTGATACCGCCGGTCGGCGTAACAAAGGCGATCAGCCAGTAGTGATATTTCCGTCGGAATGGCCACATAGCGCACCTTTTGGATTGCTCTAATAAAAAACGTGATGAGTGTACATCACGTTTTAAAAATATGGAATTATTAGAGCAATATTATTCTGATTCTCGCTCAAAAAACGAACTAATAAGGGGAAGCCAATCCTCTGACACTTCGCGAGGTCGCGGTTTGCCGTGGAAAAAGATTATTCGGCAGTCCTTTGGTAATGCCCCATTCCCCCTGGAGTAACGCGCGCTCGCATATTTTGAACCAGGTTCCACAACATCGGCCTTGTAACTTACAAACCATCCTGGATACAGATCCTGAAATGCTGGTGTATCATCGCCCATAACCTTCCGTAAGAACCCCTGATCACCCCAGCACTCAGTAGTGACACAACGAGAAATCCAACCTTCCGGATCTTGCCAGAATGAACTCCAGATATGCGCTTTTACACTATTTGGTATCCACAGGGCACCGCTACCACGATATTGTGGATGGTAAAAATCCCTAAGCATGGTGAAGCTGGTTGGTGGATTCTCTAGGATTGGGCGTATATCACCGGCAATAACCGTGTCCAAATCCAGATAGAACAGATCATCGGTTATATCCGGTCGGAACAACTCGATTTTCGCCCACCAGCCACGGCACTTTTGCCACTGGTTGATCAATGGGATAACTTTGACGCCAGGTACATGTAAACACTTCAGGTCTGTCAGGCAAATAATTTCATAGTCTTTTGGCAGTTGATTAACCAGCCACTGCACATCGGAAGCGTTATAGTCACCACCAGAGCGAAGAACTAAAGCAATCTTCATGCTGCACCATCACCTTTCACTTTCATCAATGTCAGGTTTCCGCAAAATACGGCACCTGTGTCGATATAATGCTGATTCCAGAATGTCTTCGGGCTTTTCACCGGAGTGTGACCAAAGATAAAACGATCTGCGCCCGAAATTTCGCCACCAATATCATCCATCGAATCACTGATACGCTCGCGCGCCCAGACAACGTTGAAAAGCGGCACCTCCTTACCGAATTGATATTCATTATCCGGATAGTCGGCATGGGCTATAACGATAGTTTCTTGCCCGGTGTTCAACTCAATGATATAGGGCAGTCGTCTTACCAACTCCACCAGCGCCCTGACTAATATTTCCTGATCAGCGTCCAGCATGAAGAACCATTGACCGCCATTCATTAGCCAATTATTCACGTTGCCATCAGGACTTAACGCATCAATCATCAGCCGCTCATGGTTGCCCATAACCGCTCTGAACCATGGCATCTGCAATAGCTCCAGGCATTTAACATTTTCGGTGCCGCGATCGATAAGGTCGCCGACCGATATCAGTAAATCCTGCGCAGGGTCAAAATCCACACGATGGAGTTCGGACATCAGTCTGGTGTAGCAACCATGCAGATCACCAACAACCCAGATATTCCTGTATTTGGTACCGTCGATACGGTGATAAATTGTTGGTGCCATCATGTATTCTTCAGCCATTCTTTAAGAGTCATCTGCGGAATACCTCCCATTTTCCCGCATGAAACAACGTCAATCTGTTCACGCGCAGACTGGAATAACAAAGGCAGGTGACTTAGATTTTTTGGCGTGCCGCCGGAGTGAACGCGTGGTTCTTGTGTAGCGTCAACGCCCACCAGGGCGACATGTTTGAATCCGATATGGAAAGCCAGGTTCAGAGCGCCATATGCACTATTGCCGCTGGCAATTTCATTCTCATCTTCGCAAAGTCCGAAATGTGCGGACCAGCGCCACGCCCACCACTCGGGAGAATTCGTATTTTTTGGCTCCATGCCACGTTCAGCCACACGACGGAAGCACAGAACGCCGTCTCTGACTTCACGTTCTTTAACATCGGGTAGTGCCATGCAATAACAAACACCACGGCGACGGCGGCCACGACCAACGCGCCGCATATTGTCTGGGGATGGATCAAGGGTGAAAAAATAAGAAGCGCGGTTAAGCCAGTCGATAGCCCCATTGACCGCTATAATCGGCACTCCGCGCGGCGCAACAAAGTTTGCGGCGCTTGGGCCACTGCCGACGATAATAACGCGATCACTGCCTCTAAATTTATTCTTGGGAAACATTGAATTGCACTGCTCCTACTTGCATTCAAAATATGTAAATCTGCGTGTTTTTTGCGGGTATCCAGGAACTGCTGTTGCCATTTTGAAATAGACACCTGCGTTGGATTCCGTAGGGCTTGAGGGTGCGCGCCATGCCAATGAAGGCCGTTTTGCAGAGAACAGTCATAGCCGACTAATACCACTACTTCAGCCCCTGATTCAGCAGCCAGACTGATAGCCTGCGCGCCGCTATTTACCCCTTCCGCCGGTCCACAATATCGCCTGTACTCCAACGAAAATGATTTCGCCGCCGCCAGGTTGGCTGTCACTTTGCGGAATCTCCCTCCCGGTATGGTGGATCCGTATTGCTTCCACCATGACAAATCACCGGCGTATAAGGCATAAATGTCATCGAACATCTGCCAGGAATTGTTAACCGCGATGATTGAACAGCCAGTTTTTTCTATAGCAGCACAGTCCTCACGAGTGAGTGACGGACCGCTACCGACACAAAAAACAGTCCTAGTCGCCCTGGGTGGTATGTTCATTCTCAGCTGCAAATTCAGCCTCCAGGCGAGCATTCATTTCAGCGATTACCGGGTCCACTACAGCATCTGCTTCCTGTTCATTACGCGGCATGATCGATGCCAGCGATTCATAATTAGCCTTGGATGACACGATTATTCTCCCGATGTTAATGTGCGCTGTATCAAAGAACACATATGCACTAATTAATTTATTATTTCACGTAGTGTACAACCACTTGTCACCGTTCAATACATGCTCAATAGCCTCACCCTTTTTAAGGCTCATGTATTCCAGGATGGCGGTTATCGCTTGTTCTGCACCATACGCAAGAACGACGTAGTAACCTTCCTCTCTAAGCCTGCGCATCCAGGCGATCTGCTCTTTCGTCGGGGCTTTACCATTTGGTTCTTTAAGCTCAATTCGCATGCCGTGATAAATACCGCATGCTTTATCGAGACTCATGTCCGGATAACCTTTTTTCTGCCCTTCAGCCTTCATTTTCCCGGCGGTTGCTTTTGAACGTTTCCCTCCGTTAGGCGTTGCATGCAACAGCTCATAGATGTCAGGGTGCTTGCGTTCGAAGTAATCAAAAATGAAAATCTGCTCGAAGTGCTCGCAATTCCCGTCGCGCAGGTCTGGGTTCTTTGCCAGTGCTGCAAGTGCCTTCGCATGTGGAGAAACTTCTTTTACCGGCGCAAGCGATAAGAATGGATCCTTTTTGGTTTTTGGCCTGGACCGCCCCTTATTTCGACGCTCACTAAAAGCCTGAAACTCTTCCTCAGTAAAGCGCAACATAATCAGTCAAATCCTGCCGGTCGCATGCCATATTTACGCTGTTTTGCGGCCTGCTCTTCCCTGTGCCATTGCGCACATTCAGCGTCACAATAAATGCCTGATTCAATCGGTTCATTGCAGTAACGACACTTACCTGTAAATACCTGACTCACGACCTGTGCCTGCTTTCTGATGTTATCGATGGCCATGTCTTTGAGAGCTTCTAACTGATTCATGCTCAGCTCTGCATCATCAACACGCTCTGCCAATTTTGTTTCCTCATAAAGAACCTACTTAAAGGCAGAATGATACATTCCACAAGCAGAATTGCACTAATAATTTTCTTTTATTGAGTTAAATAATCAACAAATGACTAGCGGTAGAATCACCATCATCTATTTCTGGCAGGCTGACTATGGCTACATCAATCACTACAACCCAAAGCACCCGGCAATATCCTCTGTCGCGGTATGACGACCGCAACATAGCCGATCCAATACTCAGGGCAGAGCTGCGCAAAGAGGTGATGCTTATGTGTGAATCGAACGACAAGAATCTGACGATTTATTACGTTCTTCCCGATGAGCAATATCGCCCGGATTTGCTGGCTTACCGTATGTGGGGCATAGCAGAGCTACGCTGGGTTGTGACGCTCGCCGCCGGGCTTGAGGATGAGTCTCAGGGTATGACTGTTGGCAAAAAATTAAAACTCCCACCTGCCACCTGGATCCGCGAAATGATTCGCCATTTCCAATATGACGGCCAGGTGATAGGGACATTATCCATTGCGTAAGGGGATTGAATGCCAACTGAATATGCTCGCGACAACCTTGGTCGCTATCAGACTGATGGATTAAGTGCAAAAGACTTTAACAAGGTCTTCGATCTTATCCGTAAACAGCAGCGTCAGAATCGGCGAAACGCGCGACGTACACTCACCCCAAGGATTATGGGGATGCGTAACCGCGAACTTGAGGCATTCCTCAGCCTTGGGAAAAAGAAAGATGGCACCTACTTTACGCCCGAAGATATACGCAGTTTCAACACCTCAAGGCAGGCTCATAAAACCAAATTCAAGAGCACGGTACCCGGCATTACCTATGCTCAGCTGGTGGCGCAGTCCACCAGCATTGATATAAAACGCGCTAACAACAAGGTTTCTGATGGCACAGGGATCAAAGCCGCGACATTCCTCGGGCTAAAACACAACCTTGCATTGATATCTGTTAATGCCTCGGATGAGTCGGTCCACCAGCATCACCGTGTCAGAATTCGATTTGAGGAATGGGATAAAGCCGTTGAGGAAATTGCTGAAGACGGTGCGAAAAAAGCCCGAATCGCTGCCGAACTCTGCAAGGGCCGGGTATCTTTCGACTGTGATTGTGGACGCCATCAATACTGGTACCGTTATATGGCCACGGCTGGTAACTATGCTGTCGCGCCGCCAAAAGAGTATGCATTCCCCAAGATCCGCAACCCTGATCTGACTGGTGTGGCCTGCAAACATGTGTTGCACGCTATGACGCGTTTTCAGTCTCCCACATGGCACAAGGCCATCATTATTGCCCTGGAAAAAGCAGCTGAACAGGTGGCCTTCGGCGATGACAAGCGGAAGACAACAACCTATTTCAAAGGCGAACTGGCTAAATCGCTCGCGCGCAACCGGACAACAACGACGGATCAGGCTAAAGCTGCGCGTGAGTATGAGCTGTATCTGAAATCTCAGGATGCATTAGGCAAAAAACTACGCGCAAAAGATAGCGCCACGGACAACGTTCGCCGGTTGTTAAAAAAAGCTCGCACCACGGCAAACAGGAAGAATGCCGAACTAAAAGCATCGCGGGTGAGGGAAGCCCAGGCTCGCGCTGAAGCCGACGCTCTCAAAAAAGCCCTGCAAACGCAGGCGAACAACCTCATAAAGTTTTTCATGAGTCAGGGAATGGACAAGGCCGCTGCCACTGCGCAGGCGCGAAGCATTCTTGAGACACAAATTAACGAAGCCCGTAAACGGAAAGGATAATCGATGGCAGGTTTCTTTGATGACATGTTTGAGGACACAGAACCATCACAACAAGTGACTGGTGATAACCTCCCGGACACCGAATCGGATCCGGATATTCCAGGCGAAGGTTCTGAACTGATTGAAGAGGAAGATATTGATGCTGAAATCGAAACCGATGGTGTTAACGTTGGTAATATTGTTGATCCTGTGGAGGACAATCACCTTCCCAATCTGGATCACGGCCTGCTTAGTGATTCTGGTGTGCGCCACCGTTATCAAGGTCATGCAGTTTTTAATAACCTTGTGCGGATGGACTGGCTCAAAGCAATCAAGCTAGACCCTGACTCATTCGATGCAGTTCTGTATCGCGCAATACCTTACAGAAACAAAAATGCACCTGAAACGGCATCTGAAATAATAGAACCGAACCAACGCATATATGACTATCAGGATCCAGAACTGATAACGGCCCTCGACTGCCCGGATGAGATGGACGCCTTCTACGCGCTATACGACGGCAGTGATAATACGGGAATTAGCGACAGTGCTTTAATCCTTCGGTTAGCCGCCGTCAATGTGCCAGTGGGTTCTATGCTCGAATGGCTGGAACAGCTGTCAGACGGCACAACCATTCGCCGCTTCTGGTACATCCATAAAATATTCAATTACGGCACTGCCAGGGTAGGCAGTTTGTTTTATTGCGTGCCTTCACGCGCCTTTGAAGGGAATTTCATCGGTGATTCTGAATAATCAGGAATGGCTACTGGCCATCTTTAAGAAAAAAGGTCTTACTCCAACCGGTAAGCTGGAATTTGCCACTATTGATGGCATTGATTCGGCGCTCGCACAGGCTTTAAACGAAGCGTTCGACTCACAAGTTGTCAGCTTTAATGATCGCACTAACCAGTCATTCAGGGAGTTCCTGAAACGCACCCCAAGAGATCGCATAACGCTCGGCACTTTTAGTGATGTGAAGGAGTGGTTGTCGTCATTTGAAGCCGATCGCGCCGGGCGTAAAGATACTGCCTCTGCTGGCCCGGTAAATAAGCTGGCAATGCCGCTTGTGAATCTGTCTCGTTCTCCCGCGTTTTCAATTTATGAAGGTGAACTGTGCCGCGATAATTACGATGAAGGGCATGTCACCAATGAAAATGATGAGATTGAAGCCCTGGTATCGACTATCCCTTTCTCACTGGAATATTCGCTATGGATAGCCAGTGACGAGAAGGAATCTCTTGGGATGGTTACAACTGCATTAGCATTCTGGCTACGAATGTATGCCAGCCTCGGGCAGGCATCTTTCACTCACAGAGCCAATGTCGGCGGTTATGAGATACTGGTTACCTGTTACATAGAAGGGCAAAAATCAATCGCATTTCAGGATCTGACCACCGGCACCGCCGATAACAGGCTGTTCGCGGTTGGATTGAACCTCACCGTAGTGGCGGAACTTCCTATCCTGGCTTATATGCAGCAAACCACCGGCACCATAACGGTAAAAGCGAAAATTCTGGAGGAATGAGATGGCCACAAAGACCACCACAGCCCCGGAAACTGATTCAAAACGCACTCAGCTATTCCTGCAATCTGTTTCAATTGGGCAGAACGAAATCCCTCGCGAAATGATCGTAGGATGTACCTATGTCGAACCCGGGGAGCTATCTGGTCCCCAGCTTATGCTCATGGTCAGGGATTCAACGGCTTACGTGGTCAATAAGCTGGGGGTGAAATTTGGAACAATACTGACTGTTTCACTTGGTGATCCGGAAGGTCATGGCGGCATCCTGTTCTCGGAAGAGTTCTTCGTTCTTAAAGCGCCGCGCAAGGACGATACCGTACTGATTTACGCGTTTAGTAACCCGGTGCGGTTATTGAAAGTTCCGTCCACCAGCGCACAGTATTTTGTTGATAAGCCCCCATCAGCCGTAGTTTCCACTCTTGCCCCTGGTCTGAAGGTAAATGCTGATTCATTCAGAAAAACATCCACATACCACCTAAATGTTGGAGAAAAACCGACCAAGGTATTGCAGGAGATAGCCCGGGATACCGGTTCTATGTGCTGGGCATCCAGGGGGACGATCAATTTTAAAAGTATGGAAAAAATGGCAAACGCCGCTCCATCGCTTACTTATGAGTCCGCCAATCCCAACACATCCGGATTTACAATTAGTCAGTTCAACATCCTGAATGCCGATTATGAATACCAGCGCCGCCATAATTACAGAATGGCCAGTTATGACATGACCAAAGGTGTGGTTTACTCAGGTAACCAGGAAGACCCCATTAAATTTACGAGCAATCCCGATCCTACCGCGCTGGCGAACTACAACAAATTTATTCTCCCCCGCCTCGATATGCTGGTGGAAGGAAATGCCGCGCTAACTCCGGGTACGACGCTGAAAATTGTCGTGCATAACACGGCAGGTGACGGAGAACTCGATGAATCTATCCCTGACAAAATGATAGTGATGTCCGTGACTCATTTCGAAGACCGCTTCCGTTTTGTCAGCCGTGCACAGTTAGGAGTGGTAAATGGGTAGTTTGACAGGGAAGTATCGGGCTGTAGTGGTAAGCGTCGATGACCCTAAAGGTCTGATGCGTACACAAATACGCGTTGTCGGCATGATGGATGGGTTACCAGATGCCTCATTGCCGTGGGCAGAAGCTATATTGTCCAATGCAAACACGTTTTCACCATTTCTGCCCGGCGATAAAGTATGGGTAGAATTTCCCTACAATGGGGATTCTCGATGGCCATTGATAATCGGTTATGCACAGGATGCATCCGGTGGCGCTCCCAATGTGCCGCCTGAAGCGTCAGGACAAGGTGAAGGCTATGTACCGCCTGAAGTCGAAGGTGCACCAGCACAACCATCAACCAGCGCCAAAAAAGACTTTATTTCGTCGCGGAACGGACTAATGGAGGTCCGGACGGCGGGCGGAGCCTGGGCCGTTACGCACTTGAAAAGTGGAACAACAATCGGTTTCAATGAGGCTGGTGAGCTGTTCGCTATCTCGCAGGGCGGCGCGTTTATCTCGGCTGCCGATGATATAAACATTAAGGCTGGTGGCGATATGGGGATTGAGGCTGCCGGAACGCTGTCCATTAAGGCGGCACAGGTTACAGTGGATAAAGGTTGATTCGATAATGATTTTTGGCCCTGAAAGCGCCTCCCACAATCCCATATAAAGCGCGCTAAAAAATATACAAATATTTTCGCAAATGTTAGACTGAGGAGAAGTAAAGAGGAGCGAAAAATGACCACAGTTCGTCGTATGCCAGCCCTCAGCCCGGAAGAAATTCGTAAAATTTCGAAGAATGCCGTGGCGACGGTCGCTGCGGAAAAAATTGTTACTAACAAAACGGCCTTTGTAAAGGCTGCCGTTGCAGGCGTGATTGCAGGCAAAAAAAATGAAGTTAGTCGTAAAGGCGATAGCCAAACTGTCCGTAAAGTAGCAGCTGCATCAGCACGGGATGCAAAGGCTTACAGCCTGTCTCGTCAATTAGCAATGTCCGTCCTATCACAGAGCAGCGGGCGGGAATATATTCAAGAATCGTTTAATCAGGTTCGTAAAAATAAAAAAGCGTAACCAACGTGATATTTACAAGCTCCTTTGAAGTGGCTTTTTTATTGTGGTGAAACATGACTCAGCAAACAAAGAAATGGATTTTTACTGAGCTGGTAAAAGATCCAAATAATATTGAGCAGCTTCTTTCGTATGCGGTTTATAAAGGTTTTAAGGACGAAATAGCTCGTAACGCTCGCGCGGCCGGTAAAAAAGAATACGAGATTGAGGCTGAGCTTGCGGCCTACCACGATCAATGCCTCAAGTCACCGAGGCAGCTTCAAGTATTTAAAAGAAGCGCACAAGAAATTTTAGATGGATACGTTTCTGGCGTCAACAACGAGTTGCAGACAAGGTTAGAAACAATTTTTGAGCAGCAAGAGAATATTTATCAAAACCAAATCAAAGCCCTCCAGAAAGAGAAAGATGAGGCAAACAAAAATGCTATAAAGCAGCTGGTTAAAGGTGTAGAAAAATACAGCAAGCAAATAAAGAAACCCGTGGGGTTTTGGGAATGTGCCCAAGTCTATGGGATTGCCATATTAAAATTTCTTTTTTCTGGTGTACCAAAACTTTTTGCCACAGCCTTCTCAATAGGCCTTTTGTTTACAATATGGGGACTCTTTAACGGTGATGCCGTAACAGGTCTGAGAAAAGGACTTTATAAAATGGTAGATATAACCGTGCCAGGAGAAAAGGTTAACACTACGCAAAATGATGTTGGCTCAATTAGCCCTAACCAGAAGAGTGTTACGGCAAATAAACAGCCCCACGATGGAGGGGCATAACCATCAGTGGCGGCTGTAGCTCGGACGGATATAACGCATCGGAGGCGACGTAACGGTTGAGCGGCGCGCGAACGAGCTGGAGCCATAATAGCGTTTGGTCGCTGGTGGCGTTGTAGCGCGGCGCCGGATGGTAGTTTTTAATGACGGTCGTATGATGCGTGATGTTGATATTGCTGCTGTGTCCATAGCCACCACCGCTCATCAGGTGTCCCATCAGCAAGTCGCTGAAGACCCCGCTGTTATCGTAATAGTGGACCCCTCCCGGCGCGGATGGCTGAGCGACGATTACCGGTGCCGGGCCGTCACGGTCACACAAGCTGAGCGCAACCAGGGCAAACAGCACGTCACCAGCAATCAACAGATGTTTCTTTTTCATCTCCCGCGTGCGCTCAGCCGCATTCGCCACAACGGAAAGAGCATCTATGGCGCACATCGCGGGAAAAAGCCCACGGTAGAGAGTCGAACTCTACAAATGCTCTTATCTGTTGTGCACTCCGTTTCGAGGAATAGATGTCAGAGTCGTACCGGCAGAATCATCACATTGGTATATGGTGATGGTTGATGGAATTGAACCGCCGTAGCTATTTCTTTATATCCAATAAACCTGCGTGGACTTTTCTGTGGCAATTCGCACAGAGGACAATGTACTTCCTTACTTCTTCCTTAAGTCGCTTTCGAGATCGACTACATAGGTTAGAAGGATCGCCTTCTTTGCCGCCAGGGTTATCATGGTGGAGGTCCAGAACTATAGGTTCTTTTTCTCCACAATTTTGGCACCCGATGAAGCGTTTATAACGAGATAAAAACTGACGGTTTGAACTTGTTTTTCTCGTTCTTGTTAACTTTATAAGCCGGCGCCTTGATTCATTGCTTGCATAACTCAGAGCATCTCTTTCCTTGGCGCACACCTTGCAAATATTTTGCAGGCCATCGCTCTTTCCTTTGTTTTTATGGAAATCGGAAGCAGGTTTTAGTGCTTTGCATTTGCTACAAATTTTCATCAGTATCCCACTGCTTACAAGGCAGACGCTCTAACCACTGAGCTACACCATCACTTGCCGGGTACGTCTCCGGCGAGGGCTTCCACCTCCGTATGCTTTTCGGCGCACCGCGCCCTAGCTGCAATTCGGTAACAGGGGATGCATAACCCTGGCTTCCAGCGTGATTAGCGCTTTCAGCATGACGGGATATACCCGTAAATTAGTGGAACTGTACCCAAAGTGCTGTTAAGCACCGGCTGTTACGCTGAAAAGAAGACGCAACAGGAAAGGACGCTGACCAACAGATGGCCCCTTCTCGTTCATCTGGTTAATCACACCAGCGCCCTTACCTGTTGTGCCTCCCCATTCCCTAATACACAGACGGGGGCACTCTGCGGTCGATTTTTTGACGGGGGACGACTCATACCCCGTGGCATCAGGCTTCTTAGGCCGCTGCCATCATCAGATCATCGTTTGCATTTACTTTAATGGTCAGTTTCTAAACCGCCGCAAAGTCGCTAACCATGACGAAAACCCAGAAAAAACGCCCACCCGAAGATGGGCAAACTGGAAGCTCGTAACGCACTTCGGTGTTGCCACTTAGGCGTATGGTCAACCTGGCAACTCGGCGTCATGAGGGGGAAGGAGTCACTACCCCGCCATACTTGCCGCCGCGCCTGTCGCGGCTAACAGCTAAATCGCTCTATAAATCACGATTCATTGAGTCGATATTACACTAATAAATTTATTAGAGCAATGTAGCCATAACGTCATGAGCAACACCACGAGTGTCTCCCTTACAAGACACAGAACGTCTGGCAAAGAGAGGTTCCACTCTGAAGCCACTGTCCTGATAAAGTTCTCTGATGTTTGGCGCGCCACTGTTAGTAATGAGTACCTTTGCACCTCGGCGATGAGCATCCGTCAACAGAGACACCAGGCGTTTTTGCTCTTCAAACTTAAAGTCATGACCGGAATAGTTCGTGAATCCCTCTGTATTTGGAAGCGGTTCATATGGCGGATCGCAAAAAATGACATCTCCTTCTCCGGCAGCTTCAATCACCGCAGCAAAATCACCACATACAAACTCAGAACGCCCTTCCGCACCAAGGAAGACTTCCATCTCCTGCAATGGGAAATACGGAGTTTTATACTTCCCATAACCGACATTGAACTCACCGGCTTGGTTGTAACGCGTCAATCCATTAAAACAATGTCGGTTCAGGAACAAAAACGCCGCTGCGAGATGTAAATCATCATAGACTTGTTTGTTAAACGCATTCCGTACTGCCAGGAATCCCTCCTGGGTGTTGTAGTCCAGGAAGAAACGATGTGCCAGAGTGATAAGTGAATGCGCCTCGCGTTGCAGAGTCTTGTAAAAGTTAATCAGGTCAGCATTCACATCATTTAGCAGATTTTCCTGGTATCCGGCATTTATGAAGACAGCTCCGCCACCAACGAAAGGTTCAATCAGGCGCTTCCCTTCTGGCAAATAGCGAAAGATTTGTTCCAGAACACCAAATTTTCCACCAGCCCATTTGAATATGGACCGTTCGAATTCTGCCGCTGGTTTAACTTTTCGCTCTTTTGTTTCACTTCCTTCTTTCTGCCGACATACGGCCTTAGTAATCCGATCGCCAATCCAGCACATTACTGGTATTGCCATACTATTGCCGATCGCTTTGTAACGCGGTCCGTCAGCTGCAAGCATCGCGGCCTCTTCTTCGCTTAAATCTGGATAGTGATTGCGAAGATATGCCAGTTCATCTGAATTAACTGTTTTACGCTTTTCCGTCGGGATCAACGTATGCCCATCAGGAAAACCTTGCAGCCTTTCACATTCGACAGGGGTAAGACGGCGCATTCTACCGTCGCCGAGCAATACAATTGGTGCTTCATGGTTACATGTCAAAGTTGGTGCCGAATTATCGGTTTTTATCTCAGCCCCTCCTTGCCCATGTGCCATGGCAATTATGTTTGTATCATCGCAAGTTCTGATAGCGATGTTTGAAGTATATCTGGTAGTTTCCTTCCCCTCGCCTCTGCTCGGCGCAATATCCCGGCGCACGCCTTCGAACTCAAAAAGTACCGTTGCGGGATCGAGGTCTGTTCGAGCACTTGCGACAACAAACACGCGTCGGCGTCGTTGTGCCACTCCGAAGTATTGGGCATCAAGGATTCTCCAGGCCACTTTTCGCTGCGATCCATAAATACAACCACACTGCGGCCACTTTGGAGCATGGCAACCGGTTTTGCCATCCCACCGCCAGAACGCGTTACTTTTTCCTGATTCAGGTCGATCACCTGGTTCAAATGGCGCATCTTCTCCAGCCAATCCGGCAAGGAAACATCCGAAGGCGTTATCTGCCGATGACAAGACTCCTGGGACATTTTCCCAGACGATAACGGCTGGTTTGAGAAATGACTCAGCCCGTTTGTCGTCAATTGCATTTGCAAGCTCCACATACTTTAAAGTTAGCGCGCCACGCTCATCATCAAGCCCACCACGTAATCCCGCGATACTGAATGCCTGACAGTTATGGACCACCGCACCATTGAGGATATAGGAATGATCACCTTCGACTTCTATGTTGTATACAGTATCTAGGCCTACCGATTTAAACTCTTTGACTGTTCGTAAAAGCATTCCATGAGCCAATCTTGATTTACGTGACAATTTCTGCGGGCAGATTGTTACCTGATAATAATTCCGTTGATTTACCACGCGATCCTCGATCACTTTTTTGGGCTCAACTTCAATAAAGCTGACCGAAGAAACATAACCACAAGTCTGTGACAACCCCGCAACGCCCCAAGCAAGCGCAGGACTAACACTATTAATTCTAAATCCCGCTTTACCACTTGGTGTCCCATCAGTATCAAGATAGCCTTGTAAAAACACATGACGCAATGGATGCGACATCACCCATGCAGGGATACGCTTAGCATGGCTTAACTCGCCAAAATGTTCATTAAGCCAATTGGCATAACACGTATCATTCAAGGTTACTTTGATGCTCCCTCGGATTTCGCTTGCCACGGAAAATATGTTTTCTGGTATGCGGCAATGAAACTTTCTCAATTTCTGGCAATTTATGCCAAAAACAACCGCCTTCTTAGATTTACCTCTCCATCTCCTAATATATCCATCGCCAACATAAGCGCCCGCAAGATACATAGCCTGTTCTTCAGACAAGAACCGAGAACAAATATCTGGAGATGCAATATTGAAATTAGTTAGAGCGCACCATTGATATCCCGGCATATCACATGCTGCTCGCCATTCCGGTTCAGACAACAACTCTCTCTTAAAATATGTGCCATTTTTCCGGGTGTTTTGGGCTTTCCACCGAACAGCCAGGAAGGGATGGTCATTGGTTGTTCTTATACCTAAAGGCTGCCCAACGGCATTAAGTAACCCCGTATTAGCTATTTTTGAACCAACTCTTTTTACTTGTTGTAACCGCCCGAGATGACTGACTACGTAATCGCCAGGGCAAACATCTTCTATTGGTTTATAACCATTTTTACAAAGAACCATATGCCCCGCGGTAAAACATGGTGTTCCCCCGACGAGCACGTCAGGGGATTCGATTTCCCCAGCCAAGACTTTTTTGGCAAGTTTTGTCATGTCGCCAAGGTTGGCGACATGGGGCCAGCGGAGCGCAAGAACGGCCGATGGAAAAGGCTCGATTTCAGCAAACCACGCCGGACGCATACCCAACGGTTCCCAGGCAATACTCGCGGCTTCAATTCCACTGCAAACAGATCCATAGCACAGCTCTTTCACTGCTTAGCCTCTCCGCCAAGGGCATTTACCAGAGCATCAACCAGGCACGAAATTTCACTGGTCAACAGGAAGAAATCTGCGTCCAGTCGCTGCGCTACATCTTCACTATCAATATCAGAGTTCTGCTCAAGCAATTCATCCGCAAATTTGACGCTGGTAAGGCTGAAGTTATGGTCCAGTGTAAATTTAATGCGGTTCTGCCAGTCGAGTGCCAACTTAGTGACGAGCTTGCCAGCTTCCAGGTGTGTGGAAATTTCATCGCTTCCCAGATCCTGCTTTTTCACTCGGGCAATACCGCCATCCTCAAGCACTGCCTTAAGTTCTGCCGCATCCCCCATTTGAAATCCCTGTGGAGCACTACCATCACGTACCCAGTCGGTCAGCGTTAATTCAATGGGATTTTCAACACTCAGGGGAACAACAGGAAGAGAACCCAGAGACTTACGCATAAGCGCGAGCATATCCTCTGCCTGCCGCGCGCTGGCATTGATATAGATACGTTTAGTTGAACCGTCGTAGATCGCCTGGATAACAGAAAACTTTGAAAAAGCCCGTGGCAGAAGAGAATGCAGAACTTCGTCTTTCAGGGAGTCCTTCTCTGTTTTCTTCAGTTTACGCGCTTGTTCTTGCTCAAGTTTTTCAATTTTTTCTTGAATAGCTCGCTGGATAACCGGCGGGGGAAGAATTTTTGTTTCGCGCTTTGCTTCAACAAGGATAAAACCATTTCCATGCATAGCGATAACTTCGGAATTATCGCCAAATGGAGATACAAAACCGAACTTGGCCATATCCTGACTACCGCATGGCGTGAAAAGGATCATTTTCTTTTTATCTTCTAAGTCGGTCAGATCCGCCTCACGAGAAAGTTTATAAATAGTAATGTTTTTCCAGTGCTTAAACATGTTGTAACCCTTGAATATCAACCACAGAAAGCTCGTCTTTGTAGAAAAAGGCCAGGTTGTGGCACCCCCTCGTTTGAGCGTATGAGCTGGGACCAATTTCGTTCTTCCAGACAAATGGCTTCAAATCCGTACGGCGAAGCATAAAAACGCGATTTGTTCCGCTCTGATTCCCAATGAGGCAAAAGCCTTCTTTCACCTTGATAGCCTGCAAGTTGTCGAGTTCACCGCTGGTTACACGGCTATCGAACTCCTTGCGGCTTATTAGCTCCATCTGCATCTGACGACTCCAAACAAATGCCCATTGAAGGGCGATGGCTGAATGGTACCGAAAATACGACATAAAAAACAATATTTATTAGAGCAATTTTGTAATAAGTAAACGCCATACAGACCACAAATAACCTAAGTTAAAATAACGAAAATCAGAGCAAATAATTGGTGATGGCGTGGCAAGTATTGCAACAAAAGACAGCATTTGTTCGGGGCACGGAGGATTCCCATCCAGGCCTCCTGTAGAGAGTGAACCACTACTTAAAGTCAACGGAGTCGAAGTGTTAGTTGATGGTAAGCAATATGCACAGCATACCGATGGAAACAGTACGCACGGTGGGCAAGCTATATCAACCAGGGCATGGTTTACCGTCAATGGTAAAGGGATCGTATGCGTTGGTGACCCTGTTTCATGCGGATCTACCGTAGCGTCCGGAGACGGCCTGGTTCAGGTAAGTTAGGAGATATCATGCTGGAAAAAGACTACCAGTTATCCGCATATAAAAAATTGGCCGCCGCCGGTGGGATGAAAACACCTGGTGCCATAACATCGGCACGAAACAGTGCTAACACAGCAAAACTGCTTGCAGAAGAATTGACCGGATTAATTCTGGATACAATTGTCTATCCCGACACTATTACCAGCTATGTTTCAACGATCAGAACAACCACAACCGGCTTAACGAACATTGGAGAACTGGCAACTAAGCACGCGGACCTGTTGGCTGGTTATGCAGATCTGTCAATGCTGCTTCAACTCGATATTGGTTGGGATGTTTACTGCCGTGCTAATGAGCGAGAAGTTTCAGAACTGCCGATCTCTATTGCCATTGGTGATGTGAATATTACTAAATCGCTTGAGGACGCTGTTAACGCGCTTAATACATCAAGTTTAGTCGCTGCAATGGGGGAGATTAACCAGACCCTTAACACTGGCTCAGGAAGCTCGTCAGGCTCTGGTTCAGGCGGCGGCACTGCCACTCCCCCACCAGCACTAACAGAAGAGCAAATTGAATCTCTGAAAGTAGCAACTGAACAGTTTGGGGTTGTTTTCAACCAGACAACAGCGCCCACAACTGCGTTACAACAGCAGTATGAACGAGCGAATGAAAGCGCCAACGTAGCCATAACTGCTTATAACCATGCTATCGGTACCGCGCTTGCGGAAGCATCAGCAAATAAGGCCAGCACAGCCAGCGCAGTTGCCGCTTTGGTTCCTGATTCTGTTCTTGATGAATTAAACAAAGCGGCACAGTAACAAAGGACTTCATTGATAATTTTTCTTCAGGAGGAAGACATGTCATTCTTTTCTACGTTAAAAACAGCTTTGTCTTTGAAGGAGAAACTTGCTGCTACTGGTGTTCTTGTTCTGATTTGCGCACTTGTTGGTGCTGGGTTTGCATGGGAACGTCATCAGCTAAAGCAAGCCATGGAGAAAATTGGCAGTCTTGATCAGGCTGTTAAGGAACGTGATAAGTCAATAATGGATCTTAACCAGACCATTGAGACGATGAACAAAGCAGAGCAACATTTTCACAGCCAGGAAGTGAAAAATGAATCAGAACAAGCCAAATATGCTGACAGGCAAATGGAACGAAAAGCTGAATTTCAGAAACAACTGGTTGCGGCGGGTAATGTTCGCCAGCGTATTCCTGCTGACACTCAGCGGTTGCTCCGGGAGTCGATCAGCGAATTTAACGCCGACGCCGACAAAGGTTAACCACCCTGACCCAAAAAGTGCATTTATGTGCAGGATGCCAGAGTTTAGCAGTGAATATTTTGATGATCTGCCAGCGTATATCCTCGATACAGAAACGATGCTGATGGGGATTAACAGGAAGAATCGCAACGTTAATGATTACAACCGAGCTATTAGCGGTAACTAAAAGGGATTTTTATGTCTGATAAAGTAACAGTAAAGCAAACTATCAACAAAGCGACTTCAATCTACAAAATTGAGCAAATCACTGTTGGCAAGCCAGGATCTGAACAATACCGTCGTGCTTTCGAGCTTGCCGATCAGCTTGGTTTAAAACACCCGGATTGCATTGAGCATGTATTTCCGACCTATGCTGATGAGCAATGTACTCATGTTCTTACCGAAGAGGATTTTTTCAGCACTGAAGAACGAGAAGGCGTTGATCGCTGTATTGGTGTGATTTGCTCTTCAGTGAGTTATGAGTTATTCCCTAATGTCCATGAAGATAGTGGTATTGGATACCAATTCCTGTACGAAGGCGATGAGCTTAAATGTTATGAACATGGTCTTCTCATCGAAAGCATAGAATAATACAGCTTCCTTCCAACCGGCTTTGTTGGCCGGTTTTTCACTTATCCACATTATCCACTGGATAGATCCAATAATTAGGTCCATACAGATCCCAATTAGATCCATATAGATCCCTGATCGTTGCAGGCCGCGCCACGTCTGGCCTAGAAGTGTATCGCGATGTGTGCTGGAGGGAAAACGATGTGTGCTGGCGGGATAAAAATGTGTGCTGACGGGTTGCTAATGTGTGCTGGCGGGATATAGGATGTGTGCTGACGGGAAAGCCTGGGTAGTTATCATCACTTATAAAAACTATCCACATAATTCGGAAAAAGTAATATGAATCAATCATTTATCTCCGATATTCTTTACGCAGACATTGAAAGTAAGGCAAAAGAACTAACAGTTAATTCAAACAACACTGTGCAGCCTGTAGCGTTGATGCGCTTGGGGGTATTCGTTCCGAAGCCATCAAAGAGCAAAGGAGAAAGTAAAGAGATTGATGCCACCAAAGCGTTTTCCCAGCTGGAGATAGCTAAAGCCGAGGGTTACGATGATATTAAAATCACCGGTCCTCGACTCGATATGGATACTGATTTCAAAACGTGGATCGGTGTCATCTACGCGTTCAGCAAATACGGCTTGTCTTCAAACACCATCCAGTTATCGTTTCAGGAGTTCGCTAAAGCCTGTGGTTTCCCCTCAAAACGTCTGGATGCGAAACTGCGTTTAACCATTCATGAATCACTTGGACGCTTGCGTAACAAGGGTATCGCTTTTAAGCGCGGAAAAGATGCTAAAGGCGGCTATCAGACTGGTCTGCTGAAGGTCGGGCGTTTTGATGCTGACCTTGATCTGATAGAGCTGGAGGCCGATTCGAAGCTCTGGGAGCTGTTCCAGCTTGATTATCGCGTTCTGTTGCAACACCACGCCTTGCGTGCCCTTCCGAAGAAAGAAGCTGCACAAGCCATTTACACTTTCATCGAAAGCCTTCCGCAGAACCCGTTGCCGCTATCGTTCGCGCGAATCCGTGAGCGCCTGGCTTTGCAGTCAGCTGTTGGCGAGCAAAACCGTATCATTAAGAAAGCGATAGAACAGCTTAAAACAATCGGCTATCTCGACTGTTCAATTGAGAAGAAAGGCCGGGAAAGTTTTGTAATCGTCCATTCTCGCAATCCAAAGCTGAAACTTCCCGAATAAGTGTGTGCTGGAGGGCAGCTGCATTTGAAAAATGTGCGCTGCCGGGAATGCCTGCCCATTTTCCTGTTTTTGGTGTGCGCTGGAGGGTTGCGCCACGCAGTTTGCCCAGACATTCCCTCCAGCACACATCTAACCATCCAAGTTTCCCTCCAGCGCACATCTAATCTTCTATCTTTCCCTTCAGCGCACATATTTGATACCAGCGATCCCTCCACAACACATAATTCAATGCGACTTCCCTCTATCGCACATTCTGGCCCTGCATCATCCCTCCAGCACACATCTAATAGCCTCATCGCTATTTCTTTACGTGCAATAATTTACGCACGAATCAAAATAAGTTGCACGTAGCAGAATCAAACGTACAATTCACTCATACGAAATGATAAGGAGATGATGATGAAACGCGATTACGGCGGTGTCGGCACCATAGCTCTTCGTGCAAGCGCATTACTTAAGGCCATGAGTCAGGATATTGAAGATCAGCGCAAAGAGTTCAATCAGACCGAGTATTATCAGACGTTCACTCGTAACGCTGTGGCAAAGTTGCCGAAGCTGAGCCGCCGCATTGTGGAGCAGGCCATCAAAGAGATGGAAGATGATGGGTACCAGTTCAACAAGAAACAGGTCGGTAACGTTGAACAGTACGCGCTGACCATCCAGAACGTCATTGATATCTATGCCCACCGTAAGATCCCAAAATATCGCGACATTCACAAATCGCCTTACGTTATTTTTGTCGTAAACCTGAAGGGTGGCGTATCCAAAACGGTTTCCACAGTCACGTTGGCGCACGCTCTGCGTGTGCATCAGGATTTACTGCGTCACGATCTGCGCATTCTGGTAATTGACCTTGACCCTCAGGCATCCAGCACAATGTTCCTCGACCATACTCACAGTATTGGTTCCATCCTGGAAACCGCCGCGCAGGCGATGCTGAACGACCTGGACGCGGAGACGCTACGCAAAGAGGTGATTCGTCCGACCATCGTTCCTGGCGTAGACGTGATTCCAGCCTCTATCGACGATGGCTTTGTTGCCAGCCAATGGAAAGAGCTGGTTGAAGAGCATCTTCCCGGACAAAATCAGTACGAAATCCTTCGACGCAATATCATTGATCGTGTTGCGGATGATTATGACTTTATCTTTATTGATACCGGTCCACACCTGGATCCGTTCCTGCTCAACGGTCTGGCGGCCAGCGATTTGCTGCTTACCCCTACCCCACCAGCCCAGGTTGACTTCCACTCAACACTGAAATATCTCACCCGTCTGCCAGAAATGCTGGAGCAACTGGAGGAGGAAGGCGTAGAACCGCGTTTAAGCGCCAGCATTGGTTTTATGTCGAAGATGACCGGCAAGCGCGATCACGAGACATCACACAGCCTTGCGCGTGAGGTTTACGCCAGCAACATTCTGGACTCTTCTCTGCCTCGTCTGGATGGATTTGAGCGATGCGGCGAGTCTTTCGACACCGTAATCAGTGCCAACCCGCAATCGTATCCAGGCAGTGCAGAGGCGCTGAAGAAGGCACGAACCGAGGCCGAGCGTTTCACTAAGGCTGTGTTTGATCGAATTGAGTTTGTTAGGGGTGAGGCGGCATGAAAAAAATAGTTTCCCGTGGACGAGTGCTGGGCAAGAATAGCTCCGAGTTTGCTCGCATGCTTGAAGGCAGTGAAGGCACCAAAACCTTTACCCTAAAATCTGGCCGCCAGGCTAAATTTTTGCTTACCGTTGTGCTGAGTGGTGAGATTGAGTCGCGCACGTTCGTTGACCCGGCAGTTAACGGCCGCGATCAGTCTCTGCTCACCCCTGAGTCGGTAAGCGATATTTCCCGCACCATTAAATTGCAACAGTTCTTCCCGGCTATCGGTCGTATGGTTGGGGAGCGCATTGAGGTATTGGACGGATCACGTCGCCGCGCTGCGTGTATCTTCAATGAAACGAAATTTGAGATTCTGGTGACGAAAGATGATATCAGCCTGGCGGATGCACGCCAGCTGGCTATTGATATCCAGACAGCCCGCGAACACACCCTGCGCGAACTGGGTAAACGCTTCGAGGTTATGTATGGTAAGAGCATGACCAAAGAAGAGATCGCCCGCGCTGAGAACATTTCAAAGGCTAAAGTTACGCGCGCGTTCCAGGCGGCAGCGGTGCCGGATGAGATGATTGCTGTCTTCCCTGTTGCCAGCGATCTCGCCCTTCCAGATTACCAGTTACTGCTCCAGATCTCCGAGGATGCCAACGCTAAAAGCGTGCCTATTGAAGAGCTGGTTGATACGGTGCGCGAACGAATTGCAGAGACTGAGGGCGCGAAAGAGGATAAAGCGAAGATACTGGCTATCTTCAAAGCGGAAAGCAAAAGCCTGAAGCCCGCGCCGGTTAAATCTGTGGTGGTTGAGAAGCTGCGAGACTTCTCTGACCGTCGCCAATATGCCCGAAAGAAGTCCGATCCGAAAAAACGGATTGTCGCCTACGAGTTCTCCAGACTCCCGTCTGAAGTGCAAACTGAAATTGACGAAGCAATAAAAAAAATCATTGGGAAAATGTCTGCTGGGGAATAATCCCGCTGGTGGGAGGCGGCTTTAGCCCCCTCCCCTGTCTAAAATGTCCCGCGTCTATTTCATGTATAAATATATGATATATATAGATATTCATGAAAAATTTCAGACTGAAATTCCCACGGTTTCACGCCTGTTTTACTTGCCCCCCTCCCCCGCACAAAAAATTTAAAAAATTACTTTTAGCAAGAAAGTCAACAAGTGACTTTCAATAAAATCTCTTCCGAAAAGGGATTCACACAAGTGCCTTGTGTTTAAGGAAGAGTAAATTGAGTAACTTACGCGAATACCAGAATCGTATTGCAGATATCGCAAAACGCTCTAAAGCTGTGCTTGGCTGGGCAAGCACTGCGCAGTTCGGTACTGATAACCAATTCATTAAAGATGATGCCGCGCGTGCCGCATCTATCCTTGAAGCTGCACGTAAAGACCCGGTTTTTGCAGGTATCTCTGATAATGCCACCGCTCAAATTGCTACAGCGTGGGCAAGTGCACTGGCTGACTACGCCGCAGCACATAAATCTATGCCGCGTCCGGAAATTCTGGCCTCCTGCCACCAGACGCTGGAAAACTGCCTGATTGAGTCCACCCGCAATAGCATGGATGCCACTAATAAAGCGATGCTGGAATCCGTCGCAGCAGAGATGATGAGCGTTTCTGACGGTGTTATGCGTCTGCCTTTATTCCTCGCGATGATCCTGCCTGTTCAGTTGGGGGCAGCTACCGCTGATGCGTGTACCTTCATTCCGGTTACGCGTGACCAGTCCGATATCTATGAAGTCTTTAACGTGGCAGGTTCCTCTTTTGGTTCTTATGCTGCTGGTGATGTTCTGGACATGCAATCCGTCGGTGTGTACAGCCAGTTACGCCGCCGCTATGTGCTGGTGGCAAGCTCCGATGGCACCAGCAAAACCGCAACCTTCAAGATGGAAGACTTCGAAGGCCAGAATGTACCAATCCGAAAAGGTCGCACTAACATCTACGTTAACCGTATTAAGTCTGTTGTTGATAACGGTTCCGGCAGCCTACTTCACTCGTTTACTAATGCTGCTGGTGAGCAAATCACTGTTACCTGCTCTCTGAACTACAACATTGGTCAGATTGCCCTGTCGTTCTCCAAAGCGCCGGATAAAGGCACTGAGATCGCAATTGAGACGGAAATCAATATTGAAGCCGCTCCTGAGCTGATCCCGCTGATCAACCACGAAATGAAGAAATACACCCTGTTCCCAAGCCAGTTCGTTATCGCGGCTGAGCACACGGTACAGGCGGCGTATGAAGCACAGCGTGAATTTGGTCTGGACCTGGGTTCCCTACAGTTCCGCACCCTGAAGGAATACCTGTCTCATGAACAGGATATGCTGCGTCTTCGCATCATGATCTGGCGTACTCTTGCGAACGACACCTTTGACATCGCTCTGCCGGTTAACCAGTCCTTTGATGTATGGGCAACCATCATTCGTGGCAAATTCCAGACTGTATATCGCGACATTATTGAGCGCGTTAAATCTTCTGGTGCGATGGGGATGTTTGCTGGTGCTGATGCAGCATCTTTCTTCAAACAGTTGCCGAAGGATTTCTTCCAGCCAGCCGAAGACTATATCCAGACTCCGTATGTTCACTACATCGGTACCCTGTTCGGTAACGTGAAAGTGTACGAAGTACCTGCTGGTATTTGTAAGAACTTAACGACAGAGAACATTCAGTTCAGCTCGATGGATGTGCTGTGCTACGTCCGTGATGAAAATCCGGGTAAAGCAGGCTTCGTGACTGGTGATGCTGTCCCGGCCATCCCGTTCCAGCATCCGACCACTCCGGCGCTGGTCAACCGTACCACGCTGTGGGGTTCGGCTATCAACGATATGCACCCACGCAACGGCGCTGATTACTTCACTCGTGTAACGCTGACAATGGCCAAAAAAGGCGGGCTTAACTTCATAAGCGGCGACACGATTGATGCCGGTGACTCTGAGTAATCAGGGGAAGTTCTCCGTTTAACATAGCGCCCCCGTGCGGGGCGCATAACAGGGAAAGTTATGTCTCAATATTCAATTCAACAGTCATTAGGTAATGCATCCGGCGTCGCGGTTAGCCCGATCAATGCCGATGCGACGTTATCTACCGGTGTTGCATTAAATAGCAGCTTGTGGGCTGGTATTGGCGTATTTGCGCGTGGCAAGCCGTTTACTGTTCTGGCGGTTACTGAGTCCAATTACGAAGATGTTCTCGGCGAACCGCTGAAGCCGTCTTCCGGCTCACAGTTCGAACCAATTCGTCATGTGTACGAAGCTATTCAGCAAACGTCTGGTTATGTTGTTCGTGCTGTTCCGGATGATGCGAAGTTCCCGATTATTATGTTCGATGAATCAGGCGAACCAGCTTACAGTGCGTTGCCATACGGTTCTGAAATTGAACTTGATAGCGGCGAAGCCTTTGCTATCTACGTTGATGATGGTGATCCGTGTATTTCACCTACCCGTGAGTTAACCATCGAAACGGCAACAGCGGACAGCGCAGGTAATGAACGCTTCCTCTTAAAACTGACCCAGACGACTTCGCTCGGTGTGGTAACGACCCTGGAGACACACACTGTGTCTTTGGCGGAAGAAGCGAAAGATGACATGGGCCGCTTGTGTTATCTGCCTACGGCTCTGGAAGCCCGTTCTAAATATCTGCGCGCGGTTGTTAATGAAGAGCTGATTTCGACCGCGAAAGTAACAAATAAAAAATCACTGGCGTTCACTGGCGGTACCAACGGCGATCAGTCGAAAATCTCCACCGAAGCCTACCTGCGTGCGGTTAAGGTGCTGAACAATGCGCCGTACATGTACACCGCTGTTCTCGGCCTGGGTTGCTATGACAATGCGGCGATCACCGCGTTAGGTAATATCTGTTCTGATCGCCTGATTGATGGCTTCTTTGATGTCAAACCGACATTGACGTATACGGAAGCGCTCTCTGCTGTTGAAGATACCGGTTTACTTGGTACCGATTATGTAAGCTGTGCTGTCTATCACTTCCCGTTCTCCTGCAAAGACAAATGGACCCAATCCCGTGTGGTCTTCGGTCTGTCTGGCGCGGCGTATGCGGCGAAAGCTCGTGGCGTCAAGAAAAACTCTGATGTCGGCGGTTGGCATTACTCACCGGCTGGTGAAGAACGTGCCGTCATTGCTCGTGCGTCAATTCAACCGCTGTATCCGGAAGATACCCCGGACGAAGAAGCAATGGTCAAGGGCCGTCTCAATAAAGTATCTGTTGGCACCTCTGGCCAGATGATCATCGACGATGCTTTAACTTGCTGCACGCAGGATAACTATCTGCACTTCCAGCACGTCCCATCCCTGATGAATGCAATCAGCCGTTTCTTTGTCCAGTTAGCCCGACAGATGAAGCATAGCCCGGACGGTATTACTGCGGCTGGCCTGACTAAAGGGATGACCAAACTTTTAGATCGCTTTGTCGCCTCCGGCGCTCTGGTGGCTCCTCGTGATCCTGATGCTGACGGTACAGAACCGTATGTGCTGAAAGTTACGCAGGCGGAATTCGATAAATGGGAAGTAGTCTGGGCCTGCTGCCCGACTGGCGTAGCCCGTCGTATCCAGGGCGTACCGCTGCTTATTAAGTAAGGGAATACAATGAGCAAAAACTTTTTTCAATCCGGGGCATTTTTGGGGAATGGACTGTCTCGTTTCGCTTTGAACTCTGATCCTGTGCAGTTGATGGAGTCTGCCCGAGCAAGCGCCGAACCGCCAACAGATCCGGTTATTAATAATAATCCGGAACCGGCGGCACAGACTAACGATAACGTTCCATCTGATCCGGCTCCTGAGCAAATCCTGGAAGAGAAAGACGGTAAAGAATGGACCGTTGAACAGGCGCACCAGATGATTCTGGAAGCTGCAAATCGAAGTGCTATGCAAAATGCGTTGAGTGATGCGGCCGACGCCGTTTTCGCCTGGGCTGATAGCGGTGATCTGACTTTCGACTCCCTTGATGGTTTCGTTCAGGCTATCGCTGGTATCTCTGATGACGACGACTCCGAAGTTACAGAAGAACAGGACGATGCCTATAACGAAGCATGGGCAAATGTTGCTGACTTCCTCGCAGCATGCGGTGTAGATGATGACCTGATCGAAGCACTGGCTGACGATGAAGACGACGACGCAGCTGCTGATGTTGGTGCCTCTATCGCTGGTTTAGATAGCGACGACCGTGATGAACTGGAAGCGGCGTTTGTTGTTGCTGGCACTTCTGATGAAATGCTGACTGAAGCATTTAAGAAGGTTGTTCGTAACGGTGAGATCAAACTCATCCGTAAACGCCTGCGTAAAAAACGTCTGACTGCGGCTCAAAAATCGGCGCTGAAAAAAGCGCGTCGAAAAGCCCAGACCGGCGCGGCAAAACTTGCCCGCAAAAAGTCAATGAAACTGCGCCGTAAGCGCCTTGGCTAAAGGAGGAGGCCGGAGAACTCCGGCCTTTAACTTGAATGGCACCTATACCTTATGGGGTTTACAGCCAGGCTGACGGTGTATCGCCATTTCTGAAAGTTACTTTAACGAACTCTCAGTATCAGGTTACCGGATATATCAGCCAGGGGGCAGCAATGAACATGGCCCAGAATTGGGAAGCGCCGTTTACCGGTATGTCCATGGGGTCTGTTGCTGGTGCTTTCAGTGGTTTTGCGCAGGTTGGTACTGAAACAACGTCGGTGGCCCGTTGGAACAGCTTAATGGTTTGGGAAGGGGGAACACCGCCGACTTTCACGCTGCCAGTAACTTTCATCGCTTTGTTTGACCCATTCACGGAGGTTTCAGGAGCTATCGCCGCATTGTCAGCGATGATTAGCCCGGAACTTAAAGATGCCAGTATTGGTGGTCGAATCCCGGAGCGTGTGACGCTAAACATTGGTCGCCGGATCAACATCATTGATGTCGCTATCCAGGACATAAGTTTCGATCTCGATGCGCCCAGGGACAGCAATGGGCATTTCCTGAAAAACACCGTCAACCTCCAGTTGACCGGTTCTTCGATATATAACAGCTCCGATATTGTTCGGGCGTTCCAGTAAAAGGATTTTATATGGGGCACAATAACACTAAGGGAAACCGTAAATTTATTAAGGGCCGCTATACTGCCAACGCGGCCAAAGGCGAACGACTGGTATCTTCTGAATTCCAGCTCACTTTTGCAGGCTATGAAGATATCAGTGTACTTGTTCGTACGTCGCAAATCCCTGAAATGACTCGCGAGGATGTGGAGGACTATGGTCCGAATGGTGTGAAGTTCAACCAGCACGGACCAATTCGAAACTCTGGGGAAATCCAGGTCCAGTGCGTGGAGACTATCGAAGGCGATATTCTTCAGTTCATCAAGGATCGCATTGCGGCGAAGGACTATGTTGATATCACGATGGCTGCTACCCCTGAATCCAAATCTTCCGGGGTTAACGCTGTGACAAAAGCTGCTACAACAATTGAAATGTTGGACTGCAAAATCTACAGTGATGCAATCGACTTTAGTACCGAAGATGTGACTGCCGCTGTGCGCCCGTCACTTCGTATCGTCTACAACTGGATTGAGTGGGATTAAGAGTCATCCCTTGTATTTTAAAGCTCCTTCGGGAGCTTTTTTATTTGGAGAGGAAAGGGTGCATTGAGGATACCTGACACACGAAGAGTGGCGGGGATCTCTCCCATAAGCGCTAACTTAAGGGTTGTGGTATTACGCCTGATATGATTTAACGTGCCGATGAATTACTCTCACGATAACTGGTCAGCAATTCTGGCCCATATTGGTAAGCCCGAAGAACTGGATACTTCGGCACGTAATGCCGGGGCTCTAACCCGCCGCCGCGAAATTCGTGATGCTGCAACTCTGCTACGTCTGGGGCTGGCTTACGGCCCCGGGGGGATGTCATTACGTGAAGTCACTGCATGGGCTCAGCTCCATGACGTTGCAACATTATCTGACGTGGCTCTCCTGAAGCGGCTGCGGAATGCCGCCGACTGGTTTGGCATACTTGCCGCACAAACACTTGCTGTACGCGCCGCAGTTACGGGTTGTACAAGCGGAAAGAGATTGCGTCTTGTCGATGGAACAGCAATCAGTGCGCCCGGGGGCGGCAGCGCTGAATGGCGACTACATATGGGATATGATCCTCATACCTGTCAGTTCACTGATTTTGAGCTAACCGACAGCAGAGACGCTGAACGGCTGGACCGATTTGCGCAAACGGCAGACGAGATACGCATTGCTGACCGGGGATTCGGTTCGCGTCCCGAATGTATCCGCTCACTTGCTTTTGGAGAAGCTGATTATATCGTCCGGGTTCACTGGCGAGGATTGCGCTGGTTAACTGCAGAAGGAATGCGCTTTGACATGATGGGTTTTCTGCGCGGGCTGGATTGCGGTAAGAACGGTGAAACCACTGTAATGATAGGCAATTCAGGTAATAAAAAAGCCGGAGCTCCCTTTCCGGCACGTCTCATTGCCGTATCACTTCCTCCCGAAAAAGCATTAATCAGTAAAACCCGACTGCTCAGCGAGAATCGTCGAAAAGGACGAGTAGTTCAGGCGGAAACGCTGGAAGCAGCGGGCCATTTGCTATTGCTAACATCATTACCGGAAGATGAATATTCAGCAGAGCAAGTGGCTGATTGTTACCGTCTGCGATGGCAAATTGAACTGGCTTTTAAGCGGCTCAAAAGTTTGCTGCACCTGGATGCTTTGCGTGCAAAGGAACCTGAACTCGCGAAAGCGTGGATATTTGCTAATCTACTCGCCGCATTTTTAATTGACGACATAATCCAGCCATCGCTGGATTTCCCCCCCAGAAGTGCTGGATCCGAAAAGAAGAACTAACTCGTTGTGGAGAATAACAAAAATGGTCATCTGGAGCTTACAGGTGGCCATTCGTGGGACAGTATCCCTGACAGCCTACAAAACGCAATTGAAGAACGCGAGGCATCGTCTTAACGAGGCACCGAGGCGTCGCATTCTTCAGATGGTTCAACCCTTAAGTTAGCGCTTATGGGATCTCTCCCCGCCAGGTCTCTTACCTTTCAGATTCGTAGGCTGTGAAGACAGTGACCTCCGTCTGGCCGGTTCGGATTCGTACCTCGCAGAGGTCTTTCCTCGTTACCAGTGCCGTCACAATGACGGTTAAACAGATGACGATCAGAGCGATTAACATCGCTTTTTGCTGCTTCATAGCCTGCTTCTCCTTGACCTTTTGGTCGGTAAGAGGCTAATCTACGTATGCTAAGCATAGATATGGCCTCAGATTAATGTTAAGCGTCTTGCAGGACGCGTAATGTTATCTGGGGCTTTCTTCTATCTGCTTTTCGGGTAATGCCTGAAGCAGATAGCCTCAAGCACCCGCAACGATTGTATCAATGTCTGGCTTTTTTTCTATAGAAATCACCTGGAAGGGTGAATATCCACATCAAAAGAAATGTTGCAGCAAACATGATCCCTAATGGCCAGACCGCGCCAAAGAAAATCCATACTAAGATCTCCTCTGTTCGTTCTTTGCGGTCGATATCGACAAGCATTTTTCGGCTGATCATGTATACACAGAAGCCAATACAAACATATCCTGCAAAAGAGATCGCTAACTGTAAAAAATCAGATTGCATCTCCGACCTCAAACTGAAAACGCCAGGTGACTCCAGATTAGAGCAATTTATCACCCTCTGAATCCTGCCGGTATACCCCATTGTTCGTTATCTTTATTTTTGGCTAAAACCGCATTAAGAGCTTCGTTTACCGTCATGCAATGCGGCAGATTATCGAAGTTTGATATCCCGCCAATATCAGGAGAACGCTTGTCCTTCAGGTAAGCATATTTCCGCGCTGCCGCCTCTACTTTCTGCTTGAACTCATGTTTTTGAGCGCGTTTTTTGGATAACCGCAGATTGTCAGCCTTTGCTTTTGCCTCAGCGATCCATGAAGTCAATTTTTTGAGTCTGGTCGTTCCGGCACCGCCGGAAACTGATCTTTTTGTTTTTTTAACTTGTGACTTCTTATTCTTTATTGCCACGTCATCCTGACAGGGGGAGGGGGTATCATTTTGACATGGGGGTGTGGATAAAAAATTAAATAAAGCCAATGTCTTAGCGAGAACAGCTTTAACCTTGGTTGCCGCTGAAGAGATCTTTAATTTGCTTTCAATCAGCGCATTTTTGGCTTGTTGTGCGAAGGCCAAAAAGGATGGTGTAAACCGGTACAGGTTAGCGCGACGTTCACGGTGATCGCCGATAACAATCTCTACAGACAGGATTCCTTTGTTTACAGCTTCACGGAATGCACGAACGACGGTTGATTGGCTATAACCAGTTTCTGCCGCGATCAGGCGGTGAGGCTTGTGAATGAAGTATTCACTGGTTGTTGCCGCGAGATTTGCACATTGCGACAGGATATGCCCGGCGCTACGGGATAGACCGGAGTGTGTTACAAAGCAGGCCAATTCATAGCCAGAAAAAGTAAAATCGCTCATCGTTATACAGCTCAGGAAAGTGACTTTAGCCAGCATTACAATGCTGGTGGTTCTTACTACGTCTGTTAGCGCGTTGCCGCGACAGGTACCAGCACACCAGCATCAAGCAATCGCTTCATCAGCCACTGCTGACCTTTGCCGGTTATACGAGTCGTGAAAGAAATCCTGCTTCCATTGCTTGTATCGATCACGGTTTCTTTAAGGGTGAAATACCCACGGGATATGTATTCTTGTTTGGGGACGTTCCTGCGTTCACCGGTTGCGATCAGAATTCCGTTATCACGCAACCAGGTGAAGAGATAGTTTTGGCCCAGGCCGAGCACTTTGGCATAGTTGCCGATTAGAACCCCGCTGGCGGTAGCAACGCGTTCGGCGAATTCGACTTTAGGTGCATCCATCAGCATTTTTTGCTCCAGCCGTTGCTTTTGCTCTGCCAGGTCGGCAGCCAAACGGAGAGCTTCTGGGAGGCTCTTCGGAATAGCAGGTTGTAATCTTCCAGCTCGATAGTCGATAAATGTCTGGTTTACCTTCAGCCGAAACGCGGGAGAAATCCAACCAGCGTACTCCACTGCGAGCAATTCATGGGCAAAAGTGCCGCCGCCACGGCCTTCGAACGAAACTATGCAATTCTGCATAGTTTCTTTTTCAAGCTCTTCGATGAGCTGTTTAGCTGACAGCGTTCTTAGCCATTGAGCTGGCGCTTTATGGGCACCGAGTCCGCTCGCTCTGTGTAGAGCATTAAGGTTGTAACGGCCAGCGCGGTCGGTCGTAATTTCAACACCACAAATAACAGGCAGAGTGGTTGAAGGATCGACATTTTGATGAAGGTTTGATATATTCATATCCGCATTGAATGTTTGTTGCATTTTTTCTCCAAATTTGCATCAACCTTCAATCACCAGCTCGAAATGGTGATTCTTTGCACTTAGAAAACGAAATTTATTAGAGCAAATTTTTCTGACTCGATCCAGATCGGGTTGGTCGATCTGCTCAGAAACCTGCCAGTTTGCTGGCAGGTTTTTTCTTTTGTTAACCTATTGCTACTGGTTTTAACAAACCAGCATCAAGTAGCTTGCGAGTTAACCACTGCTGGCCTTTACCCGTTAATTGGGGCGTCAGCCGTATCTGGTAGCCATTTTCATCATCCAGCACCACTTCTTTCACCGTGAAATACCCGGCGTTAATGTACTGCTGGCGCGGTACGTTTTTGCGCGCACCAAAAGCCATGAGAATGCCGTTCTGGCGCAACCATGAGAAAAGGGCGTTTTGCTTAAGTCCAACGACCTTTGCAAAGTTCCCGATCAGGATTGCATTAGCCGCTGATACCCGGTCGGCAAAATCGACTTTAGGGGCTGCGGCCACCAGCTGTTGTTCCAACTGCATTTTCTGTTCTGCCAACTCGGCAGCCAGGCGTAGAGCGTCTGGTAATGTTTGGGGGATCGATGGCGCAGGGGAGTTTGCCTGCTGCAATTCTTCCAGTTTGTCGATCAGCGAACGGCGGACTGCTTTTGACTCGCGCGCGGCGACTCGCAGGGCTTGTTTGAAAGTCATGGTTATGACAAGCATTGATGTTTTGTTCATTTTTTCCACTACACTTTTTGTGTAGTGCTCACCATCAAGCTCATCGAGTATTTTTTCGATGAATTTGTTGTTCCGAACCTCTGGTTCCCTACATAACTTACGCGCTTCATTGACCATCTTTAACAGTGTCAGGCTGTCGATTGTGTCTCCGGTGTTGGGGATGATATTCACGGCTGGTGCTGGCGTAGCTGAAGCAACAGGTGCTGGTTTTTCAACATTCAAATTATTACCGGTCATTCTGCGCGCCTCCTTTCTCATTTCTGCTGCCACTGTTGCGTAACGTAGACGTCCTTGTTCAATCAAATAATCCCTGATCTCGGCTATCAGTAGCCTGTTGATCACAGCCTTATCTGTTCGGGTATAAAAACGTCTGGTTATCATGAAATAGTTGGCAATTGCGCCGGGGATCTCCCGTGTCGGCATACAGGTTGTATGCAAAGCGATCGCTTTGGCTATTTCATTACGGGTGACGAGAGGTTTTTTCATAAAACCCCCTGAACGTCGGCAGAGAAGGGGAGGTTCCAGTAACTAAGTGAATTGCGCGAGTTAGTTGAAAAACGGGCAGTAAAAATGCAGGGGCCATCAGGCAATTGAGAGCGTGCTTCGTCTTCTGTTGCTGCGATGACGAAGTGATAGTGGTGTTTTTTGCAGGAATAGAAACGCCAGATGAATTCTTGGCGTGCGCAAGGATTGGCATTAACCATAGTTACGGCCTCACAATCAGGTTTAACAACCTGCTACCCGCTGCTAAACAGGTGGCAGGACGTGACGGGGTTAGCAGACTGGCGATTGTGAAACCAGCAGGCCGAAGCCTCCCCATCCCGCCCCACCATAATTTGGGCGTAACGCGGTTTTACGGACACAAAAATACCGCAATATCGGATATCTGCGGCTGTCCGCACAATCATTCAGGCTGCTAAACCCGGTCGCAGAATTTGCTACGACGGCGAAACTATAAGCCTGAACGATTAAAAGGTCAATATGATGCGAAAAGATAGCATTCGCGACTTAAAAATACAAATTTATTAGAGCAGATTAGTGTCGTGCAATAGATATATTATTTGTGATGAAAAATAATGCAGAGGGATATTGTAACTTTAAGATGGATATCAATAGTCGATACATAAATTAAGTTAGCAATAAACTATTAACTTAAGAAATAATGCAGATGGTGAACTTGTCTCTGACTTTTCAGCTATACACAATAAGTTAGGGATAGCTTATAAAAAGTTGATTAATTGATATAAGTCAATGGGAGTATTCTTGTTTACTTTCCGTTCTCGTGGTAACTTCTCGCCGGTTTTTGTTTTTCTGGGATGATTCTTATGTCTAAAAAGTATACTTTATGCGCTCTTGTTGTATCTGCAATTCTTCTTTCTGGGTGTCAATCTAGCGGTGCTGATTATGCTGCCGATGTTTATGATACCGCTCAATTGAATTCGAAGCAGGAAACAAAGACAGTCAATATTATCTCTGTGCTTCCAGCTAAAGTGAAAGTTGATAATAAAGCTAATAAAGAAGCGGCACAGACATTTGGTGCGGTACTGGGAGCTGTTGCTGGGGGCGTTGCCGGTTATAATGTTAAAGGCACATCGACACTGGGTGCTGTAGCTGGCGGTACTGGTGGTGCGGCTCTTGGTGCAGCGGCTGGTTCTTTGGTTAGTGATAAAACAATTGTTGAAGGTGTTTCACTGACTTATAAAGAAGGAACTAAGGTGTTCACTTCAACTCAAGTTGGTAAAGCATGCCAGTTTACAACGGGGCTTGCTGTGCTTATTTCAACTAAAGATAATGAAACTCGAATTCAGCCAAATGCTACTTGTCCAGAAAAGAAATAATTTATGAATAAAATTATTTTATTTCTAATCTTTTCTACGTTTAGTGTAGGCACTGCCTTGGCTAACTCGTTGCAAAGTCAAATTGCTGCTATTGCTCAAGCGGAAAATGAAGGGCGAGCTAAAGAGCAGCAAGCTGAGGATGCCAGAAAAGAACTTATTCGCCAACAAGCACAAGCTGAACGTATTAGAAGAGAAAAAGCAGCATCTGCCGCTGCTGCACGCGAAAAACAGCGTGTTGCTGCAGAAAATGAACGTAGAGCGAAACGAGAAGCCGAGCTAGCAAATGACAAGAAGCGAGATCAAGCTTATGAGGATGAGCTTCGCAAGCTGCAACTCGAAAGCATGAAACTCGAACTGCAAGCAAAAGCGGCTCGTGTCCAGCGAGAAAACGATTTTATAGAGCAGGAGTTGAAGGAGAGAGCAGCTAAGACAGATGTAATTCAGTCTGAGGCTGATGCAAATAGAAATATTTCTACAGGAAGTAAAGATTTACTGCAAAGCGAAGGAAAAGCTAGAGAGAAGAAAGCTAGCAGTTGGTGGTAGTAATCGCTACGATTGCGAGCATACTGTCACAAATGACAACTCGTAGAATCTGTTAACAAACTAGATTCTACGAGGTTTCAATGACACCACGACAATTACTCGAAGACGTCAAATCCCGCTTCACACCTTTGATTGCGGATGAACCTGCCTTACTGGAATCCCTGCTAAGAAAAGCATTGGGAACCTACCAGGATAGGGCGGGACACATCAAGCGGATACGCTTCACTGATCAGACCTGTAAATCACTTGCTTGCCCTGCTGATTTTCTTGCGCTCGTATCGGTTACGGATCATACCGGCGATCTTGTCTACTCCGACGTTTACGATGGGAATATCGAGCTTGAAGATACCCATCGAGCGGTATACCCACTGAATGTGTCATATCTGGCTAATTTGCGTGATATGGATCTGGATAATGGGGAAGTGCCACCTGAAATCATTGGGTTACTTTCTGACTATCTGGAAGTGCTAATCGCAATACCTAACACTGATCGCCTGCGAAGAATATCTATCGCGGGGAAACTCGATGTCAGCAATTTATCCGACGAGAACACGCTGTATCAGCGAAAGCTGGATCTGGAAGAGAAAATGAGCGCAACAAGGGCAATTATCCCGGGAATTGTTCTTTTCTCATCCATGTTGAAGTGAGGGGGCTGATATGGGGCTTAATGTTGCTTCAGTAAAGTCTTATGTATCTTCGGCATTAACGACGACATTATTTGGCTCCGGCGTTGGTGAGCGGGAAGTTGGTAAGCTGACGTCAATCATCATGAACAAAATGCTGTTCGCGCAAGGATGGCAGTTCTCTGTCGAAGTTGATGGACTGGAGGGGGCAGACTTCTTTGCCAAAGATATTACCTACCACGATTACAGCATCGAATATGAAACGATTAAAATCGGCGGAGGGAATATCCTTCAACCAACGGAGCGTTCGCCTGGGCAGATAACAATGATGGTCAGGGATACCGTTGATGGCCTCGTTTTGGACTGGTTTAAGACGGCAAAAAGTCGGGTGATTAATCCAGACGGTTCCGGGAATATACCGTCTAAATATTTGCTCAATGTGCGTATTTATCGGTTGTTGTCTTCCGGCTTAACCAAACTGGAAAATGAGATGACTGTATTTCCGGTCACTACCGGCGATGTCACCTATGCGCGGGATCAGGTTACGGAATTTAAGTCATTCCCAATGACCTTCGCATTGCACAGCACGTTTAACCAATCCTCAAGTTCTTTGGCTTCCCTTCTGGGCTTTAGCTTTTCTCTTTGAATTAAGGAGCAAGGATGCTTTTACCTCTTTTCCCGCTACCATCGCGGCCAACTGAATTGATCCAGTTCCGTCAGCCAAATATTGCTGATGCGATGCGTTTCAACTCGATAACACCGGAGGAACAAGAACAACAGACAACGGCGTATTTAAAAGCCTTGCTGGCTGAACCCGCGAAACATGATCCCCTGACATGGACGGCGCAGGACCGGATTACCGCGTTATGGTGGATATTTACCGGCTCCCGTGAAACACCGGTCGAGACATTCACCTACACCTGTAAACATTGCGGTAAAGAGCATTATTACGATTGCGATATGAATGCTCTGGCTGAAGATATCCAGGTCCTGGAAGTGGAACCTTTCATTGACGATATTGAGGTGCCTGTAGAGGGAGTACCTTATCAATGGCGTATCGTGCCGCTTGATGGTTGGGCAATGGAAATGCTGGAGATGCGCCGTGCAGCATTGCCACCTGAAGACGACGCGGAATTCAAAGAAGCGATCGTTGATTTGCGTTTTTGGGAATTCGCTTATCAGTGTGAGCTTTATAACGATGTTAGCGGTACTCGTGAAGATCAGGCTGAGCGTCGTTATGAAACGATTAAACGGATGGCCATTGATACTGAATTTATGAAGCTGGCGGCACACATCCGACTGGCTCATGAAAAGCTCGAACATGGTTTACCGTGCTACATCGATAAAGGTGAAATGCGTCTTCGTCTCCCGCCGCATAAATGCCCAAATCAGGATAAAAAGGAGTCCACAGAGGGTGCGTATACCCGTCTGTGGGTGCCCTTTCGGGCTACCGACTTCATTCCACAGGTGGGGATTGAAAAGCTATCAGACCTTAGTGTCCAACCTGGTTTTGTATGGGGGTATACCGATTCAGGACGCTGAAAGGCTTACTGAATCCTATGCGTTTTTCCTGTTGGAGAAACTGGAAGAAAAACTTAAACCGAAACGGTAGGCGATAAGATCATGGAAAGAAAAAACGCCAACATTGACGATGTTATAAGGACAGTTGAAACCGCCAGCGCAAAAGAGCTGGAAGAGCTTGCAGGTATCCGGGAAGCTGTTGAAGATTTGAAAGGGGGACGCGTTGCAACTGTTGATCCTGTCTCTCGCAGTGTGTCGGCATTAAATCGCACAATCGAAAATTCCCGGCCAGACTTTGTGGCCAATGCGCCATCAGTGGACCCTATTGTTGACGCAATGAAACGGCTTAATTTAGGGGACGTTTCTCGTATACGGGAGGACAAAGTCACTAACCGTGAACAGCAGGCTGCACCAACAGCGCACAATCCCCCAAATAGACGAAGAGAGGCAATAACAGAGGATGTTAAAGCACAGCGGTTAGAAACGGTCAAACTCGCTCGTGATTTGAAAGGGGAACGCGTTGCAACGGTTGACCCAGTATCTCGCAGTGTGTCGGCATTAAATCGAACAATCGAAAATTCCCGGCCAGACTTTGTGGCCAATGCGCCATCAGTAGCCCCTATTGTTGACGCAATGAAACGGCTTAATTTAGGGGACGTTTCTCGTGTAGTTCAGGAGGGCATTGCTCAACAGGAACAGCAGGCCAAATCAACTACACCAAAGGGTAAAAAACGACGCAGGAAGGCTATACCAGAGGATATAAAGGCACAACGGACCGAAGCAGCCGAACACGCTCGCGAAATGCTCGATCAAAAAGGCGGTGCGCAAAAAAGCCAAAACCAACGCGATGCGCGTGGTCGTTTTATTGGAAAGTCAGGGAGTAAGGCCGCAGCGGAAGATGCCCGTGCTGAACGTGCTGAAAAGGCCAGGCGCAAAGAGGATGATGAGCGTCTAAATGCTGAATCAGGTTTATTAAAAAAACTGTCAAAAGTAGCTGAAGGCATAGGTAACCCTTCAGAGACTCGTGCCGTCGATGCGTTAGGTTATGCCGTTGCTGGTCCATTGTGGGCAGCAGGGAAGGAGCTTGGCGGGATATCAAAAGAAGTTGGTGGATCGCTTAATGGTGCCAGAAAGTCTATTGCCGATGTGATTCGTGGCAATGACGATAACAGCCGTAGAAAAGGTTTTTTTAGGCGTAAATCGCAAAATAGTGCCGATGTCGTTCAGGTTAACACCCAAAAACGGACGGTTCAGGAACTTCAGGAGCAGACCAGCGAAATTAAAGAGGGCAATGACAAGATTCTCAGCGCCCTTGATCAGATAGCCAAAAACACCGGGAAAAAGAAGGGCGGCTTGCTGTCCAAACTATTTAGCCTGTTAGGGAAGGGGGCCGGTGGCGTCGCGTCGTTGTTAATGGGGCGTGGCATGCTGAAAAAAGCTGGAGCACTCGCTTTTGGCGCTCTGGGGGCAAAGAAACTTGTAGGAATGCTACGCGGTGGTGGCAAGAAGACTCTCGCCCATGAAGGCGGAGATTTGGCTGCCCGGGCAGCAGGTAAACTTGGATTAAAGGCAGTTGGTAAAGGGGCGTTACGCGCAATTCCCCTGGTCGGCACAGTGGCTGGAGGTATTTATGATGCGGTAACCGGTTGGAATGATACAGAAGCGCAACGTCGAGCGTTTGGGCTTAAATCAGGACAAGATCCATCATTCCAGCAAAAAGCCGCTTATACGTTAGCTAATGTTCTTGATATGGGGGGACTGGTATCTGGTATTAACAGCGCCATTGGTGAGGTTCTCAAATCACTTGGATTTGAGGATATCGGCAATATGTTGCAATCATTTTCGACGGAAAGTATTGCCCAGGCCATTGATAGTGGGATTACCAACTTAGAAACATATATTTCTAACCTTGGCGACACGATTTCTACCAAGTTCGATGATTACACAGCAAAGATTGGTGATGCTGTTTCAGCATGGTTTAGCGATACATCTAATAAGCTGCTTGAAAAGCTGGATGCCATCAAAGACTTCTTTACTGTCGATAACCTGAAACAGGTTTTCAGTGATGCAATTGATAGTGCAATTGATTTCATTAAGAACCCAGGGAAACACATTAAAGAGGCGGCTGGTAATATTTGGGATGGGGTTAAAAATTTACCCGGTAAAGCATTAGATGCAGCGGTTGATGCCGTTAAAAATACCCCTGCGGCAATGATTGTATCAAAAATACCCAATCCGATCGGCGAGGCTAATGCGAAAGAAATCACTCCAGAGTTAAAAGCTCCGGTTAATAGCCACCAGGAGACGTCTAATTCTAAAACTGAATCCGATGCCAAACAGAGTAATATTGCTACCCGCGTGATAAATGCGGCACTGGACACAGCGAAAGATAGCAATAAAACAGTTAAACAAACTGCCAATCAGATTATCAATGCAAATGCCGTAGAAACGGGCAATAGCGCGTTGCAGAAAATTGATAAAGCTATTGGTCAAAATAGCTCGTCATCATCCTCGCTTAATACCACTGGCACCAGGAATGACATTCAGAAAGCTGCGGATACCTACAATAATGGCAACTTGGATGTAAAAGTCGGAAGTCTTGGCGCTGAAGGTAAGGCAAATCTCGATAAGTTGGCTCCGTATTTTGCTGAACTAGAGAATAAATATGGCCTTCCTGAAGGTACTCTTTACGCGATCGCTGCAACTGAATCTGGTGGTGATCCTAACGCAAAATCTACGCTTACAAGATCACCAAATAGAAAGCTAAGTGGTGGCGCTCTCGGAATGTTCCAGTTTACGAGCGTTGCTCGTGAGGAAACTGGATTATCCCGGGAAGATTCTTTTAATCCGGAAAAATCGGCAGAAGCTGCGGCTCTTCTCATGAGCAAGTATCTGAAGCAAGCCAATGGAGACTTAAACGAGGCCATCACTGCATATAACGCTGGGTTTGGCACTATCAATAAGTGGAAAAAAGGCACAGGTGACTTATCGAAAGAAAACCGTGAGTACGCGATCAAGGTCAATACTCATCGTGCTCGCTATTTAGGTGGTGAAATCTATACACCTGGAGCAGGAGCACAGGGTGGGGCGCAATATGGAGTGAGGGGACCACTGCCTGATAACGCTGTTATCGATCAGTCTACTGGCCTGGCGTTTACCCCTGGTGATAGCCCGTTTGAGAAAGGCGGTCTGGTAGACAAAATCGGCAATGCTGTTGGCGTTAACGATCTGGTCAACAAATTCATGAATGGCCGGGGTATGCGTCGGGAAGTCGTTCAGGGAACGCTCGAAGAACGTGCACGAGGGAAGGGGACCGCAACAGCAGCTGGCAATGTGTATGTTGATACTCCGATGCCAGTTGAAGAGGCGCGTCCGGTGGCCAGCAACTCAAGTTACTTTGACCAACTCGGCGCACAAATGGGGATTGATGGACTATTCGATAAACTCCGCAACTCGCCGGGGATGCGGAAAAATAATGCGCCTGAACCAGCCTCCACGTCCCAGGTGACGACTGCCGCCAACGATTTGCAGCAACCAACCGGTCGTATGCAGATAGACGGGCAGGTTATTAGTGACCTTGGCGGTTCCGGTGCCAAGCCGACAATGCAGTTGGCTGATAATACCGTTTCACTTGATGGTGAAACGAAGCGGCTGTTTGCGCAGATGACCTCATTGCTTGCCAGGATTGAAGAGCACACCAAAGACTCGGCGAAAGGCCAGGGAACTGTCGTAAAGGTCAGCACGCCTCAGCCGGGCGTTATGCGCACGGTACCACTGTCAATTGATGATCCGTTGATGAATGACTACGCGAGAGTTGATTGATGGCCAACAATAACGAAATTGATCCTTTGCTGACGCTGGAGTTATCCGGCGTAAAAACGTATGAGTCCCAGGAGGAGGCCTGGGGCGCTCGTTTATATGAGTGGCTAAACACTTATCAGGGTGAGGTATACGGAGATCCGTCATGGGGCAATGTTTTACCGCAGTTTAAACACGAACCGACCAACTTGTCGCATGTTCAAATTGCGGTTGAGGCAATGCTGTTGCAAAAACTGACGGTAGATTTACCTGACATACCGATTTCTGGCTTGTCAGTAGCCGAGGGAGATGCTTTTGATAAGTTGAAAATATCCATTCGTATCAGGGATATAACTATCACACAGGACGTGGTGCTATGAGTAAAACAACACCGACTAAAGACAGTATTCGTGCAGAGTTTGAAGAGCTTGTCGAGAAAGATTCATTCTGGTCGAAGTTTGTCGGCTCTCAATTTGTCTCGATGCTGACATTGTTTATTACCCAGATTGTCTACAGGTGCTTTCAGTATGCCGATGCGGCGCTGGCTGAAGGCTTTATATCGACCGCGACGCGGCGTTCCTCTATCCTGGCAGCGGCAGAAACGAATAGTTACGTTGGTACCAAGCCAACACCGTCATCGGGGATGATTGAGATCACCGCCACAAGTGAAGATGCCCCAGCGGTAATCCCCAAAAACATGCCTTTAATATCTGACGACCAGTACCCTTACATGACTATGGATGTATGCAGGTTGGTTGACGGCACCGGTACGGTAGAAGTGGCACAGTTGGAAATCCAGGAGGTGACATATACCGTTACGGCAGCCAAAGAATTTCTGGAAGTCGTGTTATCAAAGGCTCTTACTGCTGTCTGCTATAAGCTGGAAGTATTCGTGACGACCGATGGTAAGACCACGCAGTGGTCTTCCAGCACTATGTTCCGGTTAGCCGGTAGTAAAAGCCAGGTCTACGTTGAGTTTTATAAACCATCCGAGCAGTTGGGGGTTCGATTCGGCGATGGGCTAATTGGGCAAATACCGCCAGAAGGCTCGACCATTACACTTAAGGTATGGTGCACCAACGGAGATATAACCTTGGTTGCTGGCCAAAATCTGACGCCTGTCGATTCTGCGGCTAATTTAGCTAATTTGATTTCAGTTAAGACAACGACACCTATAACCGCAGGTACCGATGCCGAAACAACGGAGATCACACGTAACCGTGCTCAATATTATCTTGCCTATGATGATCAGGTCGTATGGGGCGGGGACTATACGTATTTTCTGGTGCGTAACATCCCGGGACTGTCCTGGGTAAAGGCATGGGGCGAAGGCCAGCAAGAGAAATTAGATGGTGCTTATAATGTTCAGAATATCAATAAGATATTTATTTCAGGATGGCATCCAAACAAAAGCCAGTCAGAGCTTGAAGAAATGATCCTGGCTGCCTTTAAGAAGGTGCCGAATGAGTTGAACAAGAAATTCTCGTATAAAGAGGTCAGAAAACTACCCTTTAAGATCACCATCACCGGGCGGATATCGGCAAGCCTGACCATTGAGAACGTGACTGATGAGCTGAAGTCGGCACTGGAAACAAAATTTGGGCGTGACTCAACTTTCTTTGATCCGAACCGTGTCGGCAAGTACATCCTAATCAAGAAAAAAGACGTTTGGGCATTTATCGAAACGCTGGGTTATTTCCGCGACTTTTATCTGGAATTTGTCGAGTGGAATGAGTCAAACGGCTTTTACGATTTCGTTTATCTGGATACAGAAAACTCCACCTTTAATATTTCGTATGAGGAGGAGTGATGCAACGTTCCTGGTTTAATAATCGGCTTACATCAGCTAAGCAAAAGTCATTGCTCTATAAATCATTGGCTGATTTGGTTCAGTCAATGATGGACACCTTTGTTGACCCATGGTTGGAGCGAATTACCAACCGGAAGTCTATTTTTTCCATGAGCAAGGAGGATCTGGAGACCAGGACAAATGAACTTGGCCAGTTCTTTACTATCAGAACCTCAAACTCATCTTCCGTTCCGATGTTGTTACAACAGCGGCTTGATGAGATTCACTTTAAGGGGACTGAACGCCCTATAAACCAGACAATTTACCGCGAATTTAACGGTATTTCTGTTTTATGGGATCCGATATATGCACCGGTGGACCTTGAACGTCATCCCTATGGCACAGTTCTAATACCAGAAAGCACACTGGAAACTACCGGCGGCACATTCGGCGAGATGTTTCTGACTTCCAGAGGGATGATCAGTATTTCCATAAACGACCTGGCCCGGACAATGGGTATTACTGGCACGATAGACCAGTCCGCAATTACAGAAGAAATTCTCAGAAAGTTTAATCAGTTCGTAAAGCCTCTACTGCCACTGCATATAGTGTTTGATGGGCTTACGCTCTATTTATCGGTTGTTGTGAATGAACAGGCCGACATGATCACTTTGAACGAGATTTCTGATACCGAAAAAGCGTACTGCTGGTTTGAAACTTCGGATACAACTTCGCTTACTGGAGTCACGTCGATTAGCGCCCCGATCACCGCAACGCCGGGCGGCACGATTGTGGAAGCTACACCTACGTTTGATCGCACTCGCGCAGATGATTTATTGCTGGATAGCGATGCTTGACAATCACCCCGTCCGTAGGGCGGGGTGACAAGTTACTTCTCTTACAATGAGGCTTCACAACATTGATTAGGGAAAATCATGTCTGACGTCTCAACAAACCTCTATAAGAGTCAGTTGTTGGACTATTACTATCAGCGGCGCGCTGAATCGTCCATTAACAAAGGCTCTCGATTTTTAATCAGTAAGGCCGTTTTCGGTACCAGTTCACTGGTTACTAAGAAAGGAGATGGCACTTATGAGATTGGTGAACTGCCAAAGGCTTTCGAACTAGCTGAACTGACCAGTCAATTTTGCACCATTAACCTCGTCCCAACCTACTCTGGCGGGATAATTACTGTCCGAATGGACCTTGATCAAAGCCAGTTGCAGGAAGGGAAAAACTACCCATTCAACACTCTGGTTGTTCTGGATAACGAGAACACGCCAATCGCCATTATTTGTGTCCAGGAAGACTCGCTGTATGTGGGCAAAACATATACCGCAGTTATGGCCATAAACACGACTACAGCATAAGGATATGCTTGATGAATGACGTTACAGTTGTTACATCGGTTACTTACCCATCACCCGAGTCGTTGGCTCTGGTGGCTGATGTGCAATACCACGAACCATATCTGTCAGCCGCGCTAAACCGAAAATTCAGGGGAATTGTTGACCCTGGATTTTATGCCGGTTTCTTTCCTAAGCCTGGCGGTGGGATGAACCTGTTAATCACCTCAGTGGATGGTGATAAAACCGCTGGCGCGGCGTCAGTGAATATCGGTGAATTCTACCAGGTAACTATTCAGCAGCGTAAGGATATTTCTCTTGCACTTAGCGCAGGTAAGAAATATGCAATTGTGCTGAAGGGAAGATACCTTCTTGGAGAAGATACCTATCAGGTGAATACCGCGTCACATATTCATGCAGCTGAATTTGTTGCCAGAACCTATACCGATTCATATCAGTTAGGTGATGGGGAACTGCTGGTTTGTACGGTGAATATCCCTGCTGGCGTATCTGCTATTACTCAGGAAATGATAGATGTATCTGACCGCATCGATCTCACGATAGGCATTGAAATTTCCGACTCTGTAACCAGTACCAGAAGTGATGTCGCTGCAAGTTCGCTGGCGGTTAAAAAAACCTACGATCTGGCAAAAAGCAAGTATACGGCGCAGGATGCAAGCACAACACAAAAGGGATTAGTTCAGCTCAGTAGCGCAACTAACAGCGACAGCGAAACAATGGCGGCTACCCCTAAAGCCGTTAAGTCTGTAAAAGAGCTGGCTGATACCAAAGCGCCAATAGAAAGCCCAGAGCTTACAGGAACGCCAACCGCGCCGACGGCAGCGCAAAGCACAAACAGCACGCAGATCGCAAATACAGCCTTTGTTAAGGCAGCTATAACAGCACTTATCAATGGTGCTCCTGGAGCACTGGATACGTTGAAAGAAATTGCGGCTGCGATCAATAACGACCCGAATTTCAGCACAACTATCAACAATGCCCTGGCTCTCAAAGCGCCTTTGGCAAGCCCTGCATTAACGGGTATCCCTACTGCACCTACCGCTGCACAGGGCACAAACAATACGCAGATCGCTACGACTGCTTACGTACGGGCTGCTATATCTGCATTGGTCGGCTCATCACCAGAAGCTCTTGATACCCTGAATGAGCTTGCAGCAGCACTTGGCAATGACCCGAACTTTGCGACAACAATGACAAATGCGCTGGCAGGGAAACAGCCACTTGATGCAACTTTAACAGCGCTCGCTGGCCTTACGACTGGCGCAAATAAATTGCCGTACTTTACCGGTACAGACACTGTTTCCCAGACTGATTTAACGTCAGTCGGTCGCGATATCCTGGCTAAAACAAGCACACTGGCTGTTATCCAATACCTTGGTTTAAGAGAAATCGGTACCAGTGGTGAAAAGATCCCCCTGTTGAGCACGGCTAACACATGGAGTGCACGCCAGACTTTCAACGGTGGGATCACCGGGGCGCTGACAGGGAACGCCGACACCGCGACGAAATTGAAAACAGCACGCACGATTGGCGGTGTGGCATTTGATGGTACTGCGAATATTAATTTACCTGGTGTTAACGTTGCGGGTAATCAGAATACATCCGGTAACGCGGCTACAGCGACCAAGTTACAAACCGCGAGAACTATAAATGGGGTGTCGTTTGACGGTTCTAAAAACATTGAGCTAACTCCAAGGTCTATAGGCACGATCAACTCAACAACCATGTCTTTTATTGGTGGTGCAGGATGGTTCAAGCTGGCAACTGTAACCATGCCACAGGCCAGTTCCGTAGTTTACATAAGCCTGATTGGTAGTTCTGGATATAATGTTAACTCCCCTATGCAGGCTGGTATATCTGAACTTGTTCTTCGAGCGGGAAATGGGAATCCAAAAGGTCTTACTGGTGCGTTATGGCGACGGACATCGGTTGGATTTACTAATTTTGCATGGGTGAATACATCCGGTGATACCTATGATGTTTATGTTGAAATAGGTAATTACGCCACGGGTGTAAATATCCAGTGGGATTATACCAGTAACGCCAGCGTAACGATTCATACATCACCAAATTACACAGTAGATAAACCAACTGGTCTTACTGATGGAACGGTATATGTCATTTACAGTTCGCACATTAAACCGACCGCCACGGATGTCGGCGCATTACCAATAACCGGAGGAAATCTCAACGGCGGTTTAACTGCTACTGGTGAGATCATTTCAAAATCGGCGAATGGTCTGCGCATTGCCTACGGAAACTACGGATTCTTTATCCGAAACGATGGTTCAAACACATATTTCATGTTGACCGATTCGGGTAACAGCCTGGGAACCTATAATAGTTTAAGGCCGCTTATCATTAACAATGCCAATGGTACTGTTACGATCGGTAATGGACTCAATGTTACTGGCGGCATCAATGGTAGTTTGAACGGCAATGCTTCAACGGCTACGAAGTTGCAAAAGGCGAGAAACATCAATGGTGTTCAGTTTGATGGTTCTGCGGACATTTCGATCCCAACAATTACGTCCAGAGGACGTGTTACTGCGCTCACCGGAACAACGCAAGGCGATGCAGCTGGGTTGCAAATGTATGAGGCGTACAACAATGGTTATCCTACGGCTTACGGGAATATTCTTCACCTGAAGGGAGCCACATCCAGAGGTGAAGGCGAGTTACTCATTGGCTGGAGTGCTACAAGTGGTGCTCATGCACCTATCTTAATTCGCTCCAGAAGAGATAACACAGATGCGGCATGGTCTGAGTGGGCACAGGTCTATACATCGAAAGACTCCATACCGGGCGTAAATACAACGGGCAACCAGAACACAACAGGAAATGCGGCATCTGCCACGAAATTACAAACGGCAAGAACCATTGGTGGCGTTTCATTTAATGGTACCGCAAACATCGACCTGCCAGGTGTGAATAAAACAGGTAATCAGAGCACTACTGGCAATGCTGCAACTGCAACAAAACTGCAAACAGCACGCACAATAGGCGGAGTGTCATTCGATGGTAGTGCCAATATCGACCTGCCGGGCGTGAATAAAGCAGGTAATCAGAGCACTACCGGTAATGCCGCAACCGCAACGAAACTTCAGACGGCCCGCACAATCGGCGGCGTGTCATTCGATGGCTCCGCCAATATCAACCTGCCGGGTGTAAACATTGCTGGTAACCAGAACACGACCGGTAATGCAGCTACGGCTACCAAATTGCAAACAGCGCGTACCATTAATGGGGTTTCATTTGACGGTTCTGCGAATATTTCACTGTCACCAGCAAATATTGGTTGCCCGGCATCTCCTACTGGTTGGTTAACAACAGGTAATAACGGTGAGTCAATAACGACAGCCCAGTTAGTTACTTTGTTGCAAAATAACGGGGCATTCAATACGAAAGCATGGATCGCTCGTTGTGCATGGGCGTATGCGAATAGTGCATCCATACCAGACAGTGAAACTGGTTGTGGCATTATTCCACTGGCGGGTGCTGTGATAGAAGTATTCAGCAATAATACCAACAATTACACCATTCGAATAACAACGGCCACTACGACAAATGTCTCTGGTGCACTCACTAATGCGGAGTTTATCTATGTGTCTAATGGCTCAAGTTATTCACCTGGATGGCGCAGAGCGTATAACACTAAAAATAAACCTACTACTGCTGACCTTGGCCTGAGCGATGCAAGTGGATACGTTGGACGCCTTGTAAACACTCGAATTTTCACTTCATCAGGTACGTACACCCCGACACCAGGAACTAAACGAATCAGGGTCACAATTACGGGCGGCGGTGGCGGAGGGGGTGGCTGCCAGGCTACATCCAATAACGAAACGTTTTTCGGTGCAGGCGGTGGGGCCGGCGGGACAGTAATTGTCACGCTGACCCTGACGAAGGATAGTTATCCTGTCACTATCGGCGCAGGTGGGGGCGGCGGTGTTGGTGCGACGAACGGCCTCAAGGGCGGTGATAGCTCGTTCGGAACGGTAATAGCCCCTGGCGGTGAAGGCGGCGGGAAAGTAGGAGTCACAAACACGAACGGTGGTAATGGAGGCGCGCCGAATACTGGTGATGTCCGCATTATTGGTGGGCATGGAGGAGACGGTCAGTCCGGAAATATCAGCGTCAGTGGTGAAGGGGGATCATCGTTCTGGGGGGGCGGTGGTCGCGCAGGCGCTGGCGGTGGCGTTATCGGTCGGGCATATGGTTCGGGCGGCGGTGGTGCATACGATGCCGGTTATAGCGGAACCAGTATGACGGGCGGGAAAGGCGCTGCAGGGATTTGTATTATCGAGGAGTTTGCATAATGAATACATCATATGCAGTTATTGAAAATGGGATGGTTGTGAATGTCATTGTCTGGGATGGCGAGGCTGAATTCACAGTGCCGGATAATCAGCAGCTCATTAATATTTCTGATATCAGTGAGCAGCCCGGAATCGGCTGGGTGTATTCAGACGGGGGATTTACTGCACCACCCACTCCGGAACGTTCTCATGATGAACTGGTAGCTGACGCTGAACAGAAAAAACAGTCGCTGATTGATACCGCAATGGCTTCCATTAGTCTTATTCAACTGAAATTACAGGCCGGGCGGAATCTTACGCAGGCTGAAACCACCCGTCTTAACGCTGTGTTGGATTATATCAATGCGGTGACCGCAACGGATACCAGCACTGCACCAGATGTCAATTTTCCAGCGTTCCCGGAGGCGTAGCCCATTTAAAAAAATATTTGGAGCGCTGGAAGTAACGACTGGTTCCAGTGCATCCTGATAAGATGATTACTGTTCATGCTTCAAGAGCGAGCGCATACTGCATCCAAGCCAATCTAACTTTCATTCGACCAGAGTGTCACCTCTCAAAAGCATTTTTTAACTCTGGTCGTTCAGCCTTTTTGCCGCTCGCCTTGTCCTCAAAAATTAGCTCACATCCTGCGCTTTCAAGAGCATTTCGTTGTAAAGCAGTGTTTTGTTCATTTGTTGATACGCGTACATAGCCTATTAGCATATTTTCTGCTCACTATCGTTATTTATAGCAAGCTGCGGATTTTAATTAACAAAAACCAGTGTGTGTGGAAATCACAAAGTACATACCGTTTCCCAATGAGATTTAATTCACTATTGAGGAAATAGTTATGTTTGATTTCACAATAATGCTCCTCTCCATCCTTGGCGGGGTGCATTCGTTTCTGAATGGGGTTCGTGAAAAACGTTACGAAGCGTCATGCAGGCAATTGATGGCCGAGTGTATTGCTGCCGTACTTGCAGGCTTTATAGGCATGTATTTCGCGGAATATAAGGGTATGGATGAAAGTCTTCAGAATTGCGTGACTATTATTTGCAGCATCAATAACAGGCTCATTCTTGAAAAGTCACAAAGGATTATCGATTCGTACCTCAATAGAAATGCCTCTTAAGCAAGAAATGACCGGTTGAGAAGTTACTTTGCATACCATTACCTCCTGACAACGTAGGAGGGAACTTGTGCTTGACACACAGGAATTAGCTCCAGTTGCTATTGCGCTCCTGCTTTCAGTAATTGGTGGGATAGGCACGTTCCTGATGGATGTCCGAGACGGTCGCCAGTCTGGCAATTTGTTGGGATTGGTTACGGAGATCTTTGTTGCAGTGACAGCTGGCGCGGTGGCGTACCTATTGGGGCAACACGAGGGCTGGGAGTTATCAATTACGTACTTAATGGTAACGATAGCCAGCAATAACGGTCATGAGGTGATTTCAGGGATGAAACGAGTGAATATCGATAGCATTCTGAATGTTCTTACAAGTTTGGTGAAAAAGGGAGGCGGGAAATGATTGGCTGGGGTGTATGCGTTCTTGCGTTAGCCTTAGCCGATCGCTATTTGCTAAAACGCAAGGACATCACGCATTTAGAACTTGGTTATGTGGAAATTAAACCGGGTTTCATCCGGGTGCCGTTCAAGTACCGGTCTAAATTCCCGTTTTTGCGCGGCGCAACGGTCAGATATTGGATCCGCGATGTTCAGAAGCCGACGACTGTGATTGAAGGCGAACAACGTTGTCTGACGTCGGCTGAACAGGGCGAAAACAGTGAATGGTTGTACATACCCACTGAATATATGGGTAAAGGAGAGCGACTGTGGCATTTCAACGTCATGGTTACGCATGGCGACTCGTTCATTAACCCGTTGTATCGGATTTTCCCTGTTACTCAGCAAATCCGCAGAAGTTACGTAATAAATCTCGCACAGGATGTGTCAGATGACGAAAAATAAGTATGCAACGGTCGATTTTGACCTGGTTAATGAAAAGGGGCTGAAATCCCTTATCGCGGCGATCAATAAAACCGGTGTTACGGTAATTGAGGTTGACTCCAGCAACCGCGCAACAACGAAAGATGGCGTTAAAGTTAAAACCGCAAAGCTGGTTCTTAACGACGGACAAATTCTTGCCATACAGGTAAACGATACTGGCGATATATCGTCTGTGAAACTGAATGGAAAAGCTATTCCTAACGCTCAGTCGCCGGATATCAAGACGCTTGGTACCGTCATGGGACAGGCGGCCCGCAAAAACTCCGCAAAATTCCAGAAATCACTGATCGCCAAAGCGAAGCGTGTTGCCAATCCGGTAGACAAGAAACCGGCAGTTAAATCCAACTTTCAGCGCCTGCAAGAAGCAAAACAGCGGAATGCTCAGGTGGTTGCCGCTTATAAGTCCGCGCAGAATTCGGTGTCTTTCAATCAACAGCAGATCACTGATTTGCGGGCGAAGCTGGATAAGGAGACGGGCCGACTCAATAACGAAAAGGCACGGAATGTCGAACTCAAACGTCGTCTTAAGCAACTGAAAGCAGGAAATTAACATGGAACAGTTCAATATCAATAAAGGGGTGACGATCAAGCCCGGGCTTGACGTGCTTCCCCCGCCAGTGACTGATGATGAATATCGCGCATTAATGTCCGGTGAGGACCGCTATCTGATGACGGAATCCAACACCCTGGAGGAAATCGAGGCTACGTTCTTCTATGACACGCCGATCCACTGGTGTGCTACGGATTTACTGGAGGCGATTAGTTCTACTCGTTTGCAGTTACACCGGACCATGCAGGCATTTGTCCGGGCATTGAACCAGAAGCTGAATGGCACCGGAATCTCTGCGGGGAGTGATAAAACGGGGGATGTGGCCCAGAGCGGCGCGCGCGCGATCGGCGGTGCTGAAATTGGCCGGGCACGGAACGTTAACGGGCTGCCGGTCCTGCCAGCCATTATTCCGCTCAGTGATGGTCAGACTATCAGCATTCTGTTTCATAGCCCGACAGCGGAAAACCGGATCACCAATAGCGATACGCTGGTTGCTTTCCAGTTCTTACTGAATAAAAAAGACGTTACTCACACCGTTGCTCCGATGAGTGGACGTGATATGACGCTGGCGCAGGTCACCATGAAACTTGCCAACCTTGCAGAGAAAAACTCGGCAAAATTCCAGCGTGCGCAGAAGAAGAAAAAAGCCCTGGTTGATGAAATAACCCAACTACAGGCTGACAGTGACCAGAAAGAGGATGCCATGAGCGACCTCGCGGATCAGGAGGCAGTGGTAGAAGGGCAGAAGGCAGATCTGGAGCAGAAAATTAACGCGGTCGCCTCGGAAGCGGATTCTCTTTATGAAGAGAATGAGCGTTTGCAGGCGGAGATTGATCAGCTCAATCGCACAGGTGGGCGCGATACCATTGCTCCAGTGGCAATAACTGGTGGGCACTCTCGCGCGCTGACGGATCGCCTTGCCAGTATCAAAAATCGTATGCATATGAACGGGGAAGTGACGCTCAGTAATGGTGCATCAATGAAGCAATTCATTGAGGACGGTGAAGGGTATATCCAGTTAACCGATTCGGATGGCAGCGTGTACATGATCAAGGCTAAATCCATACAGGGTGTGGATATGGCAGATGCGATCGGCAAGCTGTTTAAAGCCTATAAAGCGGGTAATGTATCGGAATACCTGGTCCAACCAGAAGAACATAAACCGGAAAACGTCGAACCTGAACCAGCGGAGGATACCGGTAGCTCTTCGCCTGAACCAGAAGTCTCTATAGGTGCATATCGATATGCCCTGCAAATGCGTCCGGCGGCCCCTGGCGCAATACCTGAAGGTAACAAAGCAATTCTGCCGCGCCCTTATGAAGGTGACCCGTATTATGAATATGCACGCTACGGCATTGCTACTTACGATACCCCGCTTTCTGATCAGCAAATGAGTGAGTACGACCTGAAGTTATTGCCTCGCGAGGATTCTTTCGACTTCCTGGCGAAGACACTTACTAATGGTCCATTTGGCAAATATGCACAAAAAGCTCTGGAGCTGGCCACCAGCTCACCAGAAGAGTTCCGCGTAATGCTGAAAACTCAGTTTCAAAAAACTTTCCCCAATATTGCGTTTCCGGGGGGCGCTGGCACCGAGAAAATGGTGCAGAGCATGATCAATGCATTGCAGGCCGAAGTCGGTGAGATTACTCAACCAGAACCGGTCCCGGCACAGCCTGATGAAACGGTTAGCGAAGCAGATGCAGAGGCTAATAAAGCCATTGAATATCTCAATAGCGTGATGGATATGCAAAGCACTGACATGGCGGAGATCCGTAACGCCCGGGGTAATGTCCGGGAAGCGATTGCAGCCCTTCAGGCTGCCGGGCGTTTTGAGGAAAACGAAGAGCTGGTTAATGGCGCAGCTCGCCACCTGGCTGATCTGCTGGTAGCAATCCAGAAAGCGGGGGTAGCGGCATGACACTATCAGCGATTGAGTTAATGGACCTCAGCGATAAGTTGGATGCTCTGATGTCCAAAGCGGCTACCGCGAGTGGCATGGAGTTGCTGGATATCAGCGATGAAATTGACCAGATCATGCAACAGATGGGGTACGGCGCGTCTAGCGGCGGTAGTGGCGAAGAAAAACAACCTTCGGAACATGATGGTGTGCCAAAACTGGTTGCTGAATTCCTGGCTGATAAATTCGTCGATCAGAGCACTGATGCATTTATCGGTACGTTACAGGACTTGAGTCAATATGTTGGCACATACATCGACCTGGACCAGGTTAAACAGCACACGGCGGCATGGATAGCCGCCAACATTAAAGAGGCAGCATAAGGCGTAACAGGGATGAGCTTAAGCGATCAGGTGGTAATGGCCACCAGCATAGAAACGCTGATCGAGCTGCTAAAAAACCTGCCCGATTTCGGGCGGGTTTCGTATGTGGTGACAGCGAAGGGAGACGAGGTAAAAACAGCGTTTGATATCGTCGATGCCTCAGCTCTTTTGGTATCCAATACTCTGGACGGGAAAATTAATCCGGACTATCCCCAGGAACTTCAGCCGCGCGACCGGACCCGCGCATCCAACCTTCTTCAGGTTAACCAGATATCCAAGGATTTGCGGCCTGCTCAGCTTACCGATTCCGGTTTATCCAGCCATGGAGCGCCGATAATTGGTGAGGACAATGCCGTTGAGTCAGGTAATGGACGGACCATGGGGATCATCAAAGCCTATCAGGACGGCAATGCGGATCGGTATCGTGAGTACCTGATTGATCATGCGACCGAATTCGGCATACGACCTGAAAAGGTTGAATCAATGGCGGCTCCGGTACTGGTGCGCCGCCGGTTAACTAAGGTTGACCGCGTTCAGTTTGCCAAGGACTCAAATATTTCTGATCTTCAGGAAATGGCAGCCAGTGAAAAGGCTTTTGTTGATGCCGACAGCATAACTCCGGCGATGATGGCGCTGTTTAACCCATCAGAAAGCGGAGATCTGCTTAGCCGCAGTAATGACGCGTTTATCCGCGGATTCATGACGCAAGTTGGTGCCACACAGGCTGCTGGCCTTGTAACGGAAGATGGGCGACCAACACGGCAACTTGTAGACCGTATACAAAACGCGATCTTTGCCAAGGCATATAAGGATGCGCGCCTGGTAAGGATGGTTGCAGAAGAACCTGATCCGGATATGCGTAATGTTCTGACGGCGCTTAATGCGGCAGCCAATGATTTTGTCCAGATGCAGGCTTTATCAGGAGAAGCGCACAAGCAGGCTGTGACAACTATCGTTGATGGCATTGAAACAGCGGATAGCCTCGATAAAAAGGCGCTGGCGGCATTGAAAGATGCGGTAGACCTGGTAAGGCAATCGAAGGAGTCAGGCCAACATATTACCGATGTTATTGCTCAGGGGGATATGTTCAGCGAAACAGCCCCGGAAGTGAAAGCTCTCGCGTTGTTCATCGTCGCGAATAACCGTAGCGCGAAGCGTATGGCCACCGCCTTTAAGTTGATGGCGCAACGTATCAATGATGAGTTACAGCACCAGGGCCAGGCGCTCGGGGATATGTTTGGCGGCGGCGATGTGTCGTTACAGGATATCCTTCGCCAGGTGTCTCAGGAACTGGAAAACGAAGGCATGCAAGGGATATCCGGCGGTCTTTTCGAGTCCGTTTCCGGCGGTAGTTACAACGGTGTTGCTCCGTATACCAGTTTGCTATTACATCGGGCATCCGGCATCAAAGACATTATTCATCTGATCAGGCTGCTTTCCCGCACAGATCCCCAGGATGAACAGCTTGTACAAGTGCTTGCGCATTTTGTTCGAATGCCTGTTGCCGACGTGAAAAAATGGTGCCGATTATTCGGTATCAGCAATTCGTTACTTCGCGGCTTGTTAAATCACGCATCCTCCCTTGGGCGCGATGGCTTTGATGAGATAGCGCAGGCGATAAAAAACGGAGATATGCCACCAGCTATTGACTGGTTTTCCATTCGCCCAACCAGGGTGAAAGCATTCCTTAGCGCGGCGCATACGGCATCACCATTGGCAGAAATGGTTCAGAGGTTGTCGCTCATATTCACAGATCATACCGCGTTGGGAGATCTGACTCTTGACGGGATGAAAGAAGCCTCCAGTCAGTGGGCCGATCAACAAAATGAGGTTAACTCTGACTTCTTGCCAGCATTCAGGAAGGCCGTTAGTAAAGCGGATGATGCCCGTGGAATTCTGAAGGCATTTAAGGCATTGCAAAGTCGGGTTAATAAACATGTCGGTGATATCGATGGGGTAACGGCGGAAGGCAGGGATATCCTTAAAGAGCACGGCATAACGCCAGAGTTTATTGATGAGATCAGGACTGATATGCAGCGTGAGGTCGTATCGTCCCTGCAAATCGTAGCCAGAGCGTTGGCGGATGCTAATCCGAAGAGTGCGGCCATTGTTAACCGGGTTATTGGTGATATTGAAGCATCGGAGGGCATGGGGGCGCTGAAACTCTTCCTTTCGCGAGCGTTTAATCCTAACGGCAATATTCTCCCTGGCATTATTGGTGAGGCTAAAAAGTATGTCAGTGAAGAAGAACTTGAGCAGCTTGACCAACTACTTAAGCGATTCTCATATAACCCGCAGACACGCTGGCAAATGAATCAGCGAAGTATGGATTCGGTCCACGAGAAAGTGTTATCTGTCATGAACAGTGCGATCGTCAACTCATCCGTATCTGAAGAAAAAGCTCTTGAGTGGGCCGACTCTTTTATCACGGAAGAAGTGGAAGAAGCCCGCGCTGGACAGAATGGTGGGATAAACTTGCGCAAGGAACTTGCTGATATTTATCGCCTGACCGGCGGGAAAATATCGACCTTATCAAAGGTGGTTCACCACCAGGGAAGGGCATATGCAAATCTAAATGGTGTTGTTGCTGTCAATTTGAACGGTGAAAATGCGAGCGCACTGTGGCACGAGCTGGGTCATCATCTTGAGTACAGTAACCCTGGTTTGTTAGAGAAAGCCCGGTCATTCCTGAAGGCCAATGTTGAAGGGGATAAGCCATCTTTCGTCAATATCGGTGGGCGTGGCAAGCCCGAATGGTGCTTCAGATCTCGATTGAGTAATATTTATATGGCGAAGGTATACCCGCCAGCCTCAGTAAGTAACACCGGGAAAATTCGGCAGAAATCACCGACTATTTCCAAAACGTCAGCAACGGAAGTATTCTCTATGGCTCTTCAGTTGTATCATGACAAAGAGGCCGCTGCCGCATCACTGATGAATGGTGACGGATTGCTGGAACTGTTATTAGGTGTGGCAAAGGAGCTAAATAATGCAGATTAAAATCGCAGCGCCATTAGGCGGAGATGCCATTATCGAATTTGATGATAATGAAGAAGTTTCCGGGCGTTTAAGCATTATCTCCGGTGACATTACCGAGGACATGATCGCTGAAGCCATAGCAGGGGCAAATCCCAATAGCTATATGGGATTCGTTAACACCCTTGATGCTCCCGCAAGTGATGTTCTCCGAACGCTGCATCTTTACGCTGGCTGGTTTGTTGATTGGCCAGCAGTAGATGGTGGCGATGATGACGACGATGATTTTGGTGATCATGTAGACCAGATCGTATATTAACTCCCTGATTGTGCACAAATAATCTGTTCTGATATGTTAATTGTGTACTTAAAGTAAACGCGTAGTGGCTTGCTTTAGGTTATGGAAGCAAGCCATTTCCTATTAAAGTAGATCAAAAAACTTTAATTTTGGCGTTTCGCTCACCACATATTGAGCACTTTAGCCGATTTTTTAAGTCTTCCAGAGTCAATCCTGAAGCTACATATTGTTTAATGTCTCTTTGAGAGAGTATCACTGGTTCACGGAACCTATAACCGCCGCAGAGATGTATTATCATTATCTCAGAATCATTTTCTAACCAGTCATTAAGAGTGTTGTGTGGTTTAGAAAGTCGCTCAATATCCAAACGCCATTGTTGGATTTCATTACTGTCCCAGTCGAGATTTAGTTTAGCACGTTGGGCAACGAACCGATGTTTTCCTCTGTTAATACTAGGTTCGTAGTCTTTTCGTTGATCGGTAGTAAGGTCCTCTTCGTATAGAAATGAATCATCGTTTTTATGAGTGGGTTCAAAAATTACTTCAATAAAACTTGGCTCATACGCGTTAAAGCTTTTTTTTCTTATGAATATCCCTTGTGTACCACTCCCGTTTAAATCAGCACAAAAATTAACATCTATTCCTCGACGAAGTGCGAAAAAATAGCTATGTTCCCTCATGGCCACAGCTAATTTGGCTATATCTATAAGGTTGTGTATTTTATCAGAATATGTATTCATGAGGCTTCCAAGCAAATATCATGACAAGCATAAAGTGTTAAAGTAATGTTACGCATCTTAACAAAGTGACTCTTGATTAATTTTAATTCGCCCTATCTTGCTTGTCTAACCATCATTGCATATACAGAGGGCAAAGAATTACACTTCATGTAATTTATTTCCCTTTAATTTCGTATTATCAGGGTGCTCTCTGGCACCCCTTTTTATTCTAGTAAAAATTAATCACTTTCCACCTCTTCCGTGGTGTTTTCTTGCAGCTCTGCCAATGCAGTACGACACAGGTTCCTAGCATTGGCTATAGCCACACTTTTGACTTCATCCGTCATCGTGCAGGTAATGTACTGATCGAGTTCTTCAGCGCGGATGATGCTTTTGCCAATCAGAAACTGTATTTGCCAGAGCAGATCGGCATCCATAATCAGAATTTCTGCCGGGCCTTCAGGACCAGCCGGGAAGGAAACATAAGACTGTTTGCCCAGGCCGATAACTCGACAACTTGCTTCAAGAATTGCGCGATTGAGGTCTGACTTTGTAACTGAAACAGGTTGATTTTCACCTGCGATTACGCCGTTGACATGGATGTGGAATGGCATGTAGCTTGAAATTCGCTCTACTTTCCATACGCCAGCAAGCGATCCTTCATGCAGCACAATGGGGGTAACCGCGAGTTTCATCTCACCATATAACTGCTGGCAGATAGCTGGATTGCTGAATACATCCAAAGGTTCACACTCAAACAGCGGCGCAATCTGTATGAGGTCCATCATGGTCATACCAGGGGTACGAGCAGTAATGAATCTGCGCATGCCAGTATCCATTGTGCGCCAGATAGCTACACCATGCTTTTTGCTCACTTCTTCAGTAAAGCCAAGGTGGCACATGATGGTTTTTTCGATAGCCAGATCAGAGATAGAAACCTTTTCGCCAGGTACACCATCATTATTGATGGTCACTTCGACACTCTGGCCATTACGCAGGCGGTATTGAATTGTTTTAGTATTTTGTGCTGTCATAGTCTTTTCTCTGCTTAAAAACTGATGTATTGCGCCTTCAGGTGGGTCAGGAATGTTTTCCCACCAGCGAAAGCAATATCTCGGGGTGTTCTTTTCGTGAAAAGCGCGTGCCATTGCCAACTTTGGCGTTTTTTTGCGAGTTCGTGCTTTTGTCGGCGTCTTGACCACCGCTTTTCTTTCAGTCGTTTTTTACTCATAAACTCTAAAACGGAATATCGTCGTCAAAGTCCATTGGAGGTTCGTTATTGGCGTTGCTCTGAGGTTTACCGCCACCACTGTATTGCTGGTGGTTTTGAGGTTGGTTCGATTGCCCCCAGCCATTTGAGGACTGTGAATCGTCACGGCGAGCGCCGATCATTTGCATGGTGCCGCCCTGGCTGACGATAATTTCCGTCGTGTAACGTTCTACACCGGCGTCATCTGTCCACTTACGGGTTTTAAGTTTCCCTTCGATGTAGACCTGAGAACCTTTTCGTAAATACTCACTCGCAATTTCAGCAAGTTTCCCGAACAAAACGACTCTATGCCATTCTGTTTGCTCTTTCTGTTGGCCCGTTTGCTTGTCGCGCCATGATTCATTCGTTGCGATGCTGAGTCTTCCGACCGCGCCGCCATTTGGTATATACCTGATCTCCGGGTCTTGCCCCAGGGTACCAATCAGGATGACTTTGTTTACACCGCGTTGTGCCACTTATCTTACCTAATAAAATAAATTAATTAGAGCAATAATGTATATCTTTGAAACGTAGCTAACAAGTGATTTGCATTATCCTGTGTCTTCTAAAGGGATCGAGTCAGTCGGTATTGGCTGTGAATGGGTGTTTGTCCTGGAGCGTAAAAATTCGCTTATGAGGTCTTTATGAAGGGAAAAACAGCCGCAGGAGGCGGTGCAATTTGCGCTATCGCGGTGATGATTACCATCGTGATGGGTAATGGCAATGTGCGAACCAACCAGGCGGGGCTTGAGCTTATCGGAAACGCTGAAGGTTGCCGACGTGATCCATACATGTGCCCGGCGGGTGTATGGACTGACGGGATTGGTAATACACACGGGGTAACGCCAGGCGTGCGAAAAAACGACCAACAAATCGCCGCTGATTGGGAAAAGAATATCCTGATCGCTGAACGCTGTATTAACCAGCACTTCCGGGGCAAAGACATGCCCGATAATGCCTTCAGCGCAATGACAAGCGCGGCATTCAATATGGGATGCAATAGCTTACGGACCTACTACAGCAAAGCGCGAGGCATGCGAGTCGAAACGTCCATCCACAAGTGGGCGCAGAAAGGGGAATGGGTGAATATGTGTAACCATCTCCCTGATTTTGTGAACAGTAACGGCGTGCCCCTGCGAGGTTTAAAGATTCGCCGTGAAAAAGAACGCCAGCTTTGCCTGACGGGACTGGTCAATGAATAAACTCCGGCAGCTCCGCAGACTTTCGACAATGAAGTTATCGCTGGCAGCGATAGTTTTCGACTCGATTTTCATGGCGGTATATGTGCTTAATGAAACGTGGCCACTGGAACCGCTATTGTATGCCGGGCTTCGGCTGTGCCTGACATTTTTGAGCATGGCTGCGAGATTGATGCAGCAGAAAGAAACCGCTTCAGATTGTCCACGCCGCGCGGTGCGCAAATATATGGCACGCAGGCGAAAGCGATAATAGTTAACGATAACCCCGGCAGCCGCCGGGGTTATTTTTGGTGGTTATTTGAACGGATTGATTGAATTATTAAACGTGATGATGCTTGTCTCACGCGGTGCCTGGACGTTAGCCGCTTGCGGAACCTCCTTAATTTTCTTGGTGACAGGCAAGTTGCGTGCTCCAACTTTGATCAGAGATTCGAAAAGTGTGGCAACGATTTTTGCATCACCAGGTTCTTTGAGGCGGAATGCGTCTTTTTGGGCGGCGGAGACGAAGATCGGGAGGTTATCCAGTTCGTCTTGCATTGCTGCCAGCACATCGTCGCGGATACCCGCTGTTTCCTCCAGCAAAGCGATTCGCGCTTCAGCATCTGCGATCTTGGCCATTGCTTCGAGGTGGCGGCCCTGGCTTTCGAGTAGTGCGGTTTCCAGTTCTGCCGTACGCTCTGTCGCCTCCACCATCATTTCCAGTTCAGCCATTTTGCCGTAATGGGATATAACTGCCTGCACTGACTCGTCGGAGTACCCATGCGCCGCCAGGGACTCTGCCAGTAGAGATTTAGAATCCGCGCTTTCAAACATTCCGGCGCTGGCAGGATGATCCAGACTGATATAGTTCGGCGTTGTCACATAATCCACACCATGGAAGCTGGTGGTTACAGCGATTTTCCCGGACTCACGCCCGCCAGTGGCCCAGCTCCAGCCACCAGCTCGGCTTTCGATCATCGCGGCGACAATTTTACCCGGCTCTGTGTTAAGAATTTCCTGTGTATGGGTAACGATGCCGTTGTCGTCAACAGATATAGCCACTGTGCGGCACGCTGGAACATTGTCGATTACGACCGGGCGACCTTCCACCATGATCACGCTGGTTTCTGGTACTTCCAGTTTGCCAGTCAGCTGTCGGCGACCGTGACCGTAATAGCCGAAAAGCTCACCAAGGCGTAAACCTTCCTGAGTTTCCTTGCTTTCAAGCATGGTCTTTACCGCGCTTAATACATACTGTCGCCCGTTCTGGCGACCTTTTCTAGCATTACTATAGAGACAAAAGCGGTCAGTGACCGTTTTCAAAACATCAGTCATTCTCGTTTCCCTCTTTAAAGACCGATTCAAGGATTTGCGCCAGTTCCTGTGGCGGTGTTTTGATGATGGAATCCATCAGGTGATCGTCGTCCTCGCTTTTCGCTTTCAGTTCGTTCACCAGTGCTTCAGAGATTTTTTCGTCAATCTCCAGCACATCGCTGAACAGGTAACGTTTGAATGCATCGGAATTGGCGAGGACGCTGTTATTGCTGACGGCATCGAGGATTTGCGTAACGATGGTGGCGTAGTTCGCCTGCGAGTCGCGGTTATCGTTGTGCTCTTGTTGCAGAGCGGTATTAACGGAGTGGAATTCGATTTTGTACGGGCGATCACCTTCCTGGTATACCTTGCCGTACTTGAAAGCAAGATGAATATCGATAGCCCGCTGAATGAACTCTTCTACGCCCTGCTGGATCCATGAGGCGCGCATGGCGGCCTGAATTGCCGTGCGCAGGAATCCACCTTCGCCAAGCCCGCCGGACATTTGATCTGCCCACCCCAGGAGGGTGTAATCGAGGCCAAGTGCTGCCGCCAGCTGGCGCATATAGGTGAGAATGTCTTCAATGCCGTTGATGTCAGCCTGGATGGTCTGAGTATCAATAGTCATCTGTCCCTTGCCGTCGCCCATAATAGGCAGCAGGGTATTGGTCACCGTAGGCATGTTATTCGCGCCACGTGCGCGTCTTTCCATCAGGTCAGCTGCTCGTTTAAGCGTCTGAGTAATGGTGCGCGAATAATCGGCTGCTTTAACCGGATCCAGACTATTCATCGCCAGGCCGATGATTCGGTCAATTTTCGACGCATTAAAACGCGTTGCTTTCAGCGAGCGGATCGCCGAACGCAGATTCATGTACGGCTCGTAGGCGTATTCGAGCAAGCTGGTCCCGTAATTCTGGGTTTCAATCGGCGTGCGCTCTTCTGGATTATCCAGCAAGCTGTAAGCCTTATGGCCAGTGTGCACAGGCATAAGGTTTGACTTAGGCCGCCAGTAGGGGATTTTCATAGGGATAATGGTCCACGGATCGGCGAAAACCATTTTCCCTGACGCGGCCTTCAGATAATCGCCGCTAAATCCCGCCAGGTTACCGCTGACCTCGAACTCTTTGATGAAGCTCGGAAGGGTGTAATAGGAGCACTCAAAAGACGTGATCCCTATTCCTTCTTTGGCGTATGGCCTGACATAAGCCACCCCAAATACAGACATGATAAATGCCCACCCGGCGACCTCTTTGTTGATGGTTCGCCCGATGTCGTTCATCAGCTCGTCACACAATGCTTGCGCGGCGTCATAGTCACTATCGTTTCCGTTGTGTACCGGCACGATAGAGAAGGTTTGTCCGGTCTTCTTATCGAAAGAGAGCGCGTGCGTAATATGGATGTTCAGCGCGGTGGCGATCGTGCTGTAAACCGCCATCTCTTCGAGTAGCGGATAGCGTTGCAAGCGATCTTCCGGCAGTTGAACTTCATCAAAGATAAAGCGACTTCCGTCCACCAGCCCATCGCCAGCCATGCCACTATCGCCCGGTTTGCCGCCTAAGAAGCCGGACAGTTGTACCGGTGCCCCTGCGCGAGAAAACAAATACCCACTTCCGCCGTGCACAGCCAGCGCGGACAGGAGGATGTTGTCCCGTTCTCCGTTGTCTTTAAAAACCCCCGCCAGCGCCTTCCTGACCGAGGATAGCGTGATTTTATTGTCTGCCAAGATTGCACCTTAATTAGAATAATTCACATCGTGTTTGAACGGAATTTAACACTAGTCACTTGTTAAGGATTACCAATGAACAAGCTATCTATGGGGGTGTTTCGCTGTTCAAGTGTCAGCGAAATATTGAAATACATTAGGGCAATAACATCTCACCGAGCGCCGATTAAATACGGCGTGGAAAAGGTGGAAGGCAAAAGCTATGACCGACTGCGCCGGGAGGCGAATCAGAAGGCGATAGATTTGCTTAATTCGCTGGTGGACGGCGCGACACTGACAGATGAACAGCGCCAGATCCTGGCTGGGTACACCGGTGAAGGCGGCATTGGCGGGTCCATCTCCGAATATTACACACCAAAGCCGATCGCTGAAGGTGTCTGGGAGATCATGAAGCTCTACGGCGCGGACGTAGGTAACACTCTGGAACCATCGGCGGGCACCGGCGTTTTTAATGAGACAAAACCGGTTGGTACGGTGATGACTGCGACTGAGATCAGCAGTGTTTCCGGTCGTATAAACCAGCTGTTACACCCGGAAGACAGCGTACAGATTTCCCCGTTCGAACAGCTGGCTGTAAGCACGCCTAACGATTCATTCGACCATGTTGTGGGTAACGTTCCGTTCGGTGGTCGTGATAACACACGCAACATCGATAAGCCTTACGCAGAAGAAACGGACATGGGTTCTTACTTCATGCTCCGCATGCTGGACAAGATAAAGCCAGGCGGATTCATGTGCGTGATTGTGCCGCCGTCCATTGTTTCAGGTTCAAACATGAAGCGGTTACGCCTGCGCCTATCACGGAAAGCTGAATTTCTTGGTGCTCACCGCTTGCCTACCGGTACTTTTGACGCAAACGGGACCAGTACAGTTGTTGATGTGGTGCTGATGCGCAAACATCCGGCAGAGATGGCTGAGAAAATCCCCCTGGTGGATGAAAGCACTCTTGAATCGGCAAATGTGCTTTGGCCAACGTTTATTTCTGGCAAGTGGTTTGAAAAGGATGGCCGCCGGTTTGTTCATGGAACCCAGGAAAAGGGCTTCCAGGGGCGTATTGAGGTTCGTGCCGACGGTCAGATTGATAACCAGGTTCTTAAAGCGAAGCTGATTCATCGTTTCGAAAGCCGTATCGACTGGTCTTTGCTCGATATGGCTGAACCGTCACCGACCGCAGATGTTGTTGATGAAGGGGAAATGCGCCTGATTAATGGCGTATGGCAAAAATATGCTGGTGGTCGCTGGATTGAAGCTGATGCCGGGAAGGAGCTGAAGATTGAGGTTGCCAGTTATGGCGCGGATAGCTGGGAGGCTCTTCAGCGTAACCTGACTACAACAGAAGGCCGTCTCGGCATGACATTTACCCAGATGGCAAATGTCCGCGATAAGTACACCACATCAATCAGCGACGATATGGTGCAGCTGGTGGACTGGATTAACAGCCAGCCTGAAAAATACCGTGAACGCTTGTATCGCGGGGCGATGATTGGCCGGATGTTAATTGAATATCAGGACATGAAGGCCGCCGGGCATAGTGCTGAACAAATCGAACAGCAGCGCCTTTCTCTGGTATCCCGTTTGCAGGCAGAGATTGACCGTTTTGGTAACCCCGGTCGCGGTCCGATAGCGAAATTATCGGGGAGCGGTGCTCGCGCCTGGTTTGCTTTCCGTGGTGCAATTAAGCTGGATGGCACTATTTCTGACGAGCTGACAGGAAAACTGGTTACGCATGATTCCAGCGCCAGTTATGACTCCACCAGCTATCAGGACACCCTGCGTTATCTCTACAGTGATCTCACTCGCGATCCAATCCAGCTCGATGATTTCCGCCTTGCGTTTACCGGCGAACTGCCAGCCAGTGATGACGAGTTGCTTAATTTATTGGCCAGCACCCCTGGCATTGCGGTTTCACCGTATGGCGGGATTGTTCCGTTCGCCCGCGCCACCAGCGGCAACATTAACGAGATAGTGGCTCCAAAACAGGAATTCCTCGCCACGCTCCCCGACGGTCCAGTAAAGAACAACGTCCTTAATCAGCTGGCAGCGATCGAAGAGAAGCGCATCAAGACGCCAGCAGAGAATATCCGCTTTAAGCTCAATAGCCGTTGGTTCGACCGTTCCGTCATTCTGGAGTTTTTGCAGGAAAACGGCTATCCGGATCTGCGCTATGTGCAGTCAGTGCAGTTGGAAGGCGACGAAATGGTTTCTGACACCTATCACGGTGGTGATGGTCTGTTCGTCGGGCACCGATACGGTGTCGTCCAGCGCAAGGATAAAGAAACAGGCGAGATCCGCTACGAGTGGGACCGTAAATCAGGTGAAAACGCGACCGGGTTCCCGGCACAGCTGGAAAAGTATCTCAATGGTGCGCGTATCGGTGGCAAAGATAGCGCGACGGCGAACGGCTACCGCGAGCAGATGGCACTGCTTGAGGACCAGTTCAATAAGTGGATCAAGACGCACGATCGCTACGATGAGCTGGTTGCCAAATACAACGATGTGTTCAATAGCAATATCCCGTATGAACACTCTGGCGATCCGCTTGGGTTGAAGGGATTAAGCGGTAAGCGACAGCCATTTGATTACCAGAATAGCGAGGTGCGCCGACTGTCCGAAGATGGGCGCGGCATCCTGGGCTTCGGTACCGGGCTGGGTAAAACCACGACCGCGCTGGCGCTTGAGGCGTTCAACTATGAGAACGGTCGTTCCACCCGTACTGCGTATGTAGTGCCTAAATCAGTGCTGGAAAACTGGTATTACGAAGCAAAAGAGTTCCTGAGTGAAGAGGCATTCAGTAACTACCTGTTCGTCGGTCTTGATGTGCTGATGGATGGCGATCAGATTCGCCAGGTGCCGGTGCTCAATGAGAACGGTAAACCTGTTCTTGGTACTGATGGCACTTCAGTTATGCGCGATGCTCTTAAGCTGGCAGATGAAGCCACTATCACGGCGCGGATGAACGCGATCCCGCACTCAAATTACCGTGCAGTCGTGTTTACCAAAGAACAATACGCCCGCATTCCGCTACGTGATGACACCGTAGATGAGCATGCACAGGATATGCTTTATGACTTCGTTGCCGCCGGGCGCGTAGCCAGCGCAATGGACTCCGACTCCCACCGCAAAGAGGCCGCGCGTCGCCGGGTATTGTCGGAGTATTCAGATACCGGCACCGAAAAAGCAGAGAAGTATCCGTACTTTGAGGATATGGGCTTCGATAGTGTGATCGCTGACGAAGGTCACAACTACCGCAATAGCTATAAAAATGGTCGCGAAGCGTCACAACTGGCCTATCTGCCCACCAGCGCGGTGGCGCAATCGGCGCGGGATATGGCAATTAAAAACGCGTACCTGATGAAAAAGAATGGTGGGCGCGGACCGGTTCTCCTGACTGCAACGCCAGTCGTTAACACCCCGATCGATGCATACAACATGCTTTCTCATGTGCTGCCGAAGGAATACTGGCAGAAGATGGGGATCTACGGTCCTGATGACTTCGTTAAATTCTTCGGCAAGACCAGGCTGGAAACGGTACAGAAAATTAGCGGTGAAGTTGAAGAAAAAATGGCGCTGGTGGGCTTTGAAAACCTTGATGCGCTGCGCGGTATATTCCATCGCTGGGTAACGCTTAAAACGGCGGAAGACGTTAAGGATACCGTGGAGATCCCGGAGCTGGACGAACACCAGCAGGATGCACCACTTACTGAAGAACAACTGGCGGCGTATGAAGAATTGCGTCAGCAGGCGGAAGCGGCGGCCAAAGCCAACAATGGCGTAACGACCTCGGTCAATGAAGACGGCGTGATTGAGCACGAGAAAGCCCGTCCGATCTTCTCAATAATCAGGGATATGGACCGCGTATGTACTGACATGGACCTGTACTATCGCCGGATCACCTATCGTTTCCTGCCGGAGTACGCCGATGCGGTGCAGCAGCTGGCGGACAGTTTGCCTAAACAAGCCACCAGCGAAGACGACGACAGTGATGATTCGATCACGCAGCAATCGCAATACTCCCTGATAGATAAGGGCGAGTTTATTCAGTTGCAGGTACCGGAAGCATTTGAGCAGGAAGTGAATAAGCGCCTGGCCAAGTTTGGCATTGACGAACAGACCGTAACTCACCCCGTTACGCCCAAATACGCGAAGCTGATTGCCACGCTGAAGGAGTTTTTCCCAGAAGGTAAGCAAATCATCTTCACCGATGAAAAAACGCAGCACCAGAAGCTCAAGCGCATTATCTGCAATGCTCTTAACCTTGAACCTTCAAAGGTGGGGATCCTGAATGCTCAGACGGTTGCCGAGGCAGGTAAAACCGGTAAGAAACTGAAAGCGGTTAAACCGCCGAAAGAGCTACCGGATGAACCAACAGATGCACAGATAGCGAAATACAACGAGCAAATGGCTCTGTATGACGCCTATATCGCGCAGCAAAATGAAATGTCGTTGGGCGGTCTGGAAAAGATTGCAGCCGACTTCCAGGAGGGCCGGACTCCGATCATCATCTGCAACAAAAAGGCAGAGGTGGGTATCAACCTGCATCGAGGAACGACGGATATCCACCACCTGACGTTGCCGTGGACACCAGCCAGTATCGCACAGCGTAACGGTCGCGGTGCCCGAGTTGGTTCCAACCGTGCAAGCGTTCGCGTTCACTACTACTGCGGCAAGGGGTCTTTCGATGAATACCGACTGAAGACGCTGAAGCGTAAAGCAGGCTGGATCTCCGATATCCTCCGTTCAGATAAGTCAGAAATGGAGAACGCCGACGCCAATGACATGATCGAAATGCAGATGTATACCGCGAAGGATGACGGCGAACGTCTGGCAATGATGCAGGTTCAAATGGATAAGGCGAAAGCTGCGAAACGCGCTCGCCAGAAAGAACAGGCTACTATCGACCTTCAGAACTACATCAAGGCGCAGCACGCAGCTGGCGAGGATGTGGAGGTACTTACCGCTGAATTAGAGCGAAGCAAAGCGGAACTTGAAAAGACCACCGCCGAGGTAGCTAAATTCAAACAGGCGGCAATGGCCAAAGCAGCTGATAACGCAGACTGGAAGGCCCGCTGGGGTAGCGTCCATCACACAGACCGTACGTTGTTAGCACAGTATCGCGCGTCGTTGAAAAGCGCCATTCAGCGCAAGGCTAATATCTCTCAGGCCATCTCCCGCTATGAGAAATTATTGAACCGTACTCAGAAGGCCGCGACGGATATCAAACGCCTGCGCCCGCTGGTGGAGGATGCAATAAATAAAGGCATTCTGGATGTTGATCCTGATCTGGTTAACCATGCGAATGAGTTCCTTGTTATCGGCGATCGCTCATGGCGTGTAGGCCAATACTACGATTGTGCCGGTGATATCTTTCGCATTAAGTCGCTGGACTTCGACAGCCAGCGCGCAGACGTGGAGATCATCTTTACCTTAAGAGGCACCAAATCGGGTAACTGGGATGTGAAGACGCTGGATAAACAGGTGGATGTAACTCCCGATGAAGATGCTGTTATGCAGAAAATCAGTGGTGGCGTCTCCATCGCCGGGATTAACGACATCATTTCCTGTGACGATTTCTACCGTTTCCAGCAGCGCGGCATGATCAAAATCACTGACTCGTACGGCGTTCAGACTACAGAGTCAGGCTATAGCATTGATTTTGTTGGTACCTATACGGACCCACTGAAGCATGCGATTTACCCGGATCGCCGTGACGGCGCGCTGAAGTCGTCAATTGCAAAATGGGTGCTTGGTATGATGTCGGAAGGGAATAACCGCCAGATCCGTTCGGCAGAAACATTCCTGGTTGAATTGTTTGGCTCCAATTATGGCGATGTAATCGCGTCATACGGAGATACGCTATCCCCTGAAGCAATTCAGGAGAAAATAGCGGATGCGATCGCCAGAATGCCGGAAAAAACAAGCCAGGGGGCTACTCGTAACGGGGATTCTGAACTTGAAGTCACCAATGCCATTTTCGGTACCAATGAGTTCCGGGCGTCAGATTATGAGATCACCACAGCACAGTTTGGCACCATTGGCATTTACAGCAATAAAGACGAGATCAAGCAGGCAATGGACGCAGCAAGTGCGCGCATTGCAGCAGAACGGGAAGCCAATCTGAATCATGCAGTCGCCGCGCTGACTCAATCGTGGGTAACAGCAATCAGGGAGGCCGCCACCACAGGGAAAATCACACCTGCAATTGCGGATGTCGTAAACGACGGCTCTAAATTTATGGATGCCTATCAAATGGATGCGGTGAAGTTGCCATCAGCCTATGGTCAACTCAGCTATCGCATGACCTACAACCTGGTATCAATGTTTTCTGACCTTGCCATTCTTGGGCTGGTGGACCTTAACGAGGTTACGCCGGAATTGCTCAGCATGCGCAAGAATCATGTGGAGATATTGCAGAGAATTAACACGGCACTTGCCGGTCGCACCGATGAAGAGAAACAGGCAGACGCTGATCGGATAAACCTGGCCCTTGGCAACATCACGGAGGAAGAAATTGCCGCCAGAAACGAGAAACAAGAAGAGTTATCATCAATACAGGGTGATGCCACCAGCATAGCTCAGTCTCTTGGTCTGAATTATCGCGTATCCACCGCCGACCTGAAGATGATGTACGCACCAAAATTCGCCGCTGGCGAGGTATTTGGGCTTCAGGAAGCCTCCGGCATGAAAGGCATTCTTTTCCGTGCGAAAGACGCAATCAAGGCGAAATTCGGCGCTCGCTGGCTGCCAGCGAAGGCGAAGAACAGCGATTTCCCGGGTAACTGGTGGATTATCGAGACAAAACACAACGTGGCGGACGTTCTGGCCGTCATCCAACAATACGCATAACAGGAGCGCCCGGTTCGCCGGGCGTCGCATAATATGGCCACACTATCTGATACAATAAAACCGAATAAAACATATCTTGAGGCGGTACTCCGTACAGCGTTGTTAGGAAAGACAGA